GTGAATATATACACGCATTAGCAATAGCAGTTAATACAATTACTGATAGGTCATTAAGTTTTCAAGTAGTTTTTACTGGATGCGAAATAGACTTAGATGATGGATTAGAAAACGTACATGGTGGTGCTATGTGGGCAAGAATGCCCATACAAGCATTAGTTTTTGATATGGCTATGGAAAAATTTCCTGACCGTATGGAAGACCATTTAGTGCAACCTTGGGATTGTGAATCAAGAAATCACTCAGTTATTGTTATGGACAGAGTCAGTTCTAGTCCTTGGATAGCAAAAATTAATAATGAATTTTATCAAAGTCGTTATTTATTTACTGTTGACTATACAGATAATGATATTGCAGACAGTCCTGACCAACATAAACAGTCTCATGTTTTATATATTACAGAGGATTGTGAATGGCAAGGAAACATAGTGGCTTTGCCTAATAATAGAGTAAGAGCAACAAGTCCGGCTTTGTGGAGAACAGGAGAAGGTGCACCAGATTTTACACCATCTCAATATCTTCATTCGGCAGAGGGTCATCAGAGTTATACAGACCCCGCAATAACTTTTAACAATTTATATAGTGAGGGTTTAGATGAAGAAGAAGAATAAAGACCCTAAAAAGGGAACAGGCAAAAAACCTAAAGGTAGCGGAAGAAGATTGTATACGGATGAAAATCCTAAAGATACAGTATCAATAAAATTTGCTACTCCTGCTGATGCAAGAGCAACTGTAGCTAAAGTTAAAAAAATTAAAAAACCTTTTGCAAGAAAGATACAAATTCTTACTGTGCTTGAACAAAGAGCCAAAGTAGCAGGAAAACCAACACAAGCACAAATAGCTAAAAAAGGTAAAGAAGCAATAAGGAAAGCACATGGCACTAAAAAAAACACAAAAAAGTCTTAAAAGATGGACTAAACAAAAATGGAGAACTCCTAGTGGCAAAAAGTCTTCAGAAACAGGAGAAGTATATGCACCGGCTTCAACAATAAAAAAACTCAAGTCAACTCCAAAAGGCAGAAAAAAATTAGCAGCAGCTAATAAAAAGAAAAGAGCAGCTACTAAAAAAGGCAAACAACACGCTAGACATGGACTACATAAAGGTAAAAAAAGATAATGGCTAAAAAGAAAGACCCTAGATTGGCTAGAGCAGGAGTTAGTGGTTTTAATAAACCTAAACGTACTCCTAATCATCCTAAAAAATCTCATATTGTTGTTGCCAAAGAAGGTGACAAAATAAAAACCATACGTTTTGGACAACAAGGTAAAAAAGTGGGAACTGTTAGCGGTACTGCTGGTAAACCAAAAAAAGGTGAATCTGCACGTATGAAAGCAAAACGTAAATCTTTTAAAGCAAGACATGGTAAAAATATTAAAAAAGGCAAGATGTCAGCAGCTTATTGGGCAGATAAAGTAAAATGGTAATAAGTAGAGCAAACATAAAAAATCAAATTACTAAACCACCCTCTAAAAAACGGAAAAGGGTAAAGAAAAAAAGGAAGAAGAATGTATGAGTATAGTTGCAAAGTTAAAAGAGTGGTTGACGGCGATACGGTGGATGTTGTTTTGGACCTTGGGTTTGATGTTTCTTATAGTTGTCGGGTTCGTTTATATGGTATTGATACTCCCGAATCACGTACTCGCAACAAAGATGAGAAAGCTAGAGGAAAAATGGCTACAGCGTTTTTAACAGAATCAATAGAAAAAGGTAAACAAGTAGTTATACAAACAAAACTTAAAGATTCTAAAGGCAAATACGGTAGAGTTTTAGGCGAAGTAGTAGTTGATGGAAAAAACATAAATCAAACTATGGTTAAGTCTCATTTAGCTGTAGCTTATTATGGTCAGTCAAAAGAAGATATAGAAATAGAACATCAACGTAATCGTAAAATTTTAATTGATGAAGGTATATTTACTCCTGTAGATTAATGGAAGATGCAGTTAGATTAATTAATGAAGTTGGTTTTCCTATAGCTGCTGCTTTAGGATTAGGTTTTTTCATTTGGAAATTAATTAATAGAATTATAGATGGCATGGAAACTAAAGTGGATGTGCTAGACGATAAGGTAGCAGACCAAATATCTCAAATGGAAGAACGTCTTGGCACAAAACTTGACTCTCAACATGGCATATTAGTTGCTCTTATAGATAGAGTACGAAGTTTAGATAATGAAATTATTAGACAAGATACGCTTATAAAAACCATACTTGGTGTACCGCAACTAATAGATAGCAATAAGATAGCAAAAGCAGATAGAGATGACCAACGGAAAGATTAATGGATAGAAGAAAAAAAAAGATAATTTTGTTAATTTGTGTATTAGCTTTAGCAAATATTGTTTTAATTTCTTTAACATTAAATGCAGATGAAATGTCATTTAAGTTTAAAAATCCAAGTTTTTCAGGTCAAGGAACTTCGGCACATTATTTAACGATAGAAAATCAAGAGTTTAATCGCAAAGAAGACTTAAAAGCAGAAATAAAAGCTTATCAGGAAGAACTAGAAAGAGAAGCAAATAATACTACGTTAGCTAGATTTATAAGAAATTTAGAGAGTCGTATTTATGCACAATTAAGTAGGCAGCTTGTAGATAACTTATTTGGCGAAATACAACAGGAACAAGGCATATTAGAGTTAGAAGGCAATACTATTGAATATTCTGTTGATGGTGATTATATAACTTTAAAAATAACTGATGAGGAAGGAAATGAAACTATTATTACTTTGCCTATCGGTGACTTTAGTTTCTAGTTGTTCTGTATTAAATAATTTTATACCGCCAGTTACTAAAACAGAAATATCTAAGGTTAGTAATTTAATAAATGAAGAACTAGCTAATATAGGTTTACCAAGAGCAAGACCTAGTGTGGCAGTATATCCAGAAAGTTTTGTTGACCAAACAGGACAACGTAGAAGCAATAGCCAATATGCTAGTTTTAGTACAGCAATAACACAAGCACCTGATGCGTATTTAATTAGAGCATTAAAGCACGCAGGTAATGGCAAATTTTTTGATGTAGTTGAACGTATAGGTTTGGATAACCTTACAAAAGAAAGACAACTTATAAGACAAACAAGAAATTCATTTCAAGAAAATAAAGAATTATTACCTCTAACCTTTGCAGGTTTAATAATGGAAGGAGGTGTAATAGGGTACGAAAGCAACGTAAAGTCAGGCGGCTTGGGTGCTAGGTATCTTGGTATAGGAAATACCAAACAATATAGAGAAGATACAGTTACGGTATCACTAAGAACTGTATCAGTTTCAACAGGAAAAGTATTAACGGAGGTACTTACAACAAAATCAATTATTAGTGTTGCTTTGAGTCAGGATGTATTTAGATTTGTTTCTGATAATACAGAACTTATAGAAATAGAAAATGGCATGGTAGAAAATGAATCAGTCAATATAGCTTTGCAGAATGCAATAGAAACTGCTGTTTTAGAAACCATAAAGCAAGGGATAGAGCAGAGATTTTGGAATTTAAAAAAATGAGAAAATTATTACCTTTTTTATTGGTAAGTTTCTTATGGGCAGATAACGAAATTTATGTAGACCAAGTGGGAGCAACATTTAATCTTGATATAGAGCAATTAGGTTCATCTAATATTATAGGTGGAGCGAATGCTGTAGCAGGAACAATGACTGCATTAGACCTTGATGGTGTAACTATGACACTAGATATAAATCAAATAGGTGACAGCAATAAATTTTTAGGCGATATAACGTCTGATACATTTACTGGTTTGTTTGATTTTGATGGAGATAGCAACACTTTTAACATACAGGTTGACCCAACTAACACTTACGGGGCAGATAGTGGTAATTTAAACGTAGATGTAGATGGTTCATCTAACACATTTACACTTGACCTTGCTACTAATGACTTAGCTTCTACTCTGGATTTAGACTGGATTATACAAGGTAGTAGTAATACTTTTGATTTTGACATAGATGTAGACCAAGCTACTTCTTATGTAGATGTTGATGGCGACTCTAATTCTGTAACTTATGATGGTGATGGATATACAGGTGCATATTTTTATTTAGACCAAACTGGTAATTCAAGGAGTTTTAATATTGAGCAACAAAGTACATTGGCTTCAGATTGGCTCAAGATATTATCAAGCGGTAATAATGGTTCTGTGTGTGTTATACAAAATGATGGGGGCACATCAACTTCATGCCCTTGATATAGGAGAAATATCTGAGTTAAAAGGTAATGCACAAGTAGTCAGAGATAAACCCTATGTAGCTGAACTAGAGTTTGGTATAGAGCAGAATGACAACGTGCAAACAAAGCAGGGCAGAATAGCAATACAGTTTCTTGATAAATCAACAGTAAAATTAACAGAACACAGTCAGTTAGTTATAGATGAATATATATTTGACCCGAATCCTTCAAAATCTAAATTAGCTTTAAATTTTGCAAGCGGTACAGCACGTTTCATTACAGGTAATTTAAATCGTATAAATAAAGAAAACATATCTATTACGACTCCTACTGCTGATATAGCTATAAGAGGTACAGATTTTACTTGTACGGTAGATGAATTAGGTCGAAGTTTAATAATTTTATTACCTGATGCTAATGGCGTATCTAGTGGTGAAATATTAGTAACGACAGCTTTTGGTTCAGTAACGTTAAATAAACCTTACGAAGCAACAACAACAAACGTTTATGAATCTATACCAAGCAAACCTGTCATTTTAGATTTAACTTTAGATGTAATAGACAATATGTTAATTGTTCAACCACCGGAGAGAAATGAACAGTTTGCTGAACAAGAAACAAGTACAGGTAATAATATTTTAGATGTAGACTTTTTAGAGTTTGAAGACTTAGATGCTGACTACTTTGCTAAAGATGAATTAGAATTTACTGAACTGGATATAAATTATTTAGATGTAAATTTTTTTGAAGACTTACTAAAAATAGTAGAAGAACTAGATAAACTTAAAGAAGATGACCTGAAACAAGAGCAGACAGTTACTAGGATTACAGGAACACAGATAGGACAAGATACAAATACACAAATAATAACTTTAGTAACAGGTCAATCAATATCACTAAGACGAAAAGTAAATCAATCAGCACAAGTTGATTTGTCTACGGGTCAGGGCTACACAGTTATATTTATACAAGATGGTGTTTCTAATACGGTAAAAATAAATGGTGGTGGTGATTCTATAATTAAAATAACTCAAGGTTCGTGAATAAGTATATATACATAGGTTTGTTAATATCTCTCTGTTTTGTGCAGGTTATACAGCCTAAGTTTTATGAAACAATAAAATTAAAAACTTTTGACGGATTGGTAGCAGATAAAGAACCTTCAGGTAATTTTGCTGTTTTGAATATAACAGAAGAAGATATAGCAAATGAAGGTGGCTATCCATTATCTAGGCAAACATTAGCACAAATACATATAAATTTATTACGTAAAGGTGCTATAGGAGTTGGATGGGTTATAGCGTTTCCACAACCAGATAGATTTGGTGGTGATTTTGATTTTGCAAATGCTTTGTCTTTTTCTCCAAGTGTACTGGCTATGTTTGAAGGCACAGGAGATTATCCGCCCACAACAGGCACAGTTGTATTAGGTGAGGATATAGGTGGTTTAGAAGCAACAGGTGTTATAGAAAACATTGAATTGTTGAAACAAAATGCAAGTCAGGGTTTAGCTGTAGCTAGAACAGACGTAGATAATTTAGTTCGTAGATTACCTTTATTAATGAGAACACCTGATGGTTGGGTTGCTTCTTATGGTACTGAAGTATTAAAAGTTTTAGCAGGTGCAGATACTTACATTATAAAAACTAATGATAATGGCATCCAAGAAATAAAGGTAAAAGGTTTACCACCTGTAAAAACAGATAGTTTAGGCAGAAAATGGATTTCATGGACGGTTCCACGTGAAACTACATTAAAAGAAATGAATGTAGAAAACAGATTTGTTTTTGTTGGATTTACAGCAAAAGGAATAATGCCACAGTTAGCTACACCAAAAGGTTTATTAGAACCTCATAAAATACAGGCAGCTTTAGCAGAATCTATATTAATACAAGATAGTCCATATATACCTGACTATTCTTTGTTTGTAGAATTATTAATTACATTTATATCTATTTGTTTAGTTATAAGTCTAATTAATATATTTGGAATAACTTTAGGAGTAACATCTACAAGTATAGTTTTTATAGTCACAAGTTTTAGTGGTTATTATTTGATACAACAAGGATTATTAATAGATGTCGTTTGGTCTTTAATATCACAATTTGTAACAGCGACCACAGCATTTTATTTAAGATTTAGGGAACAATACAAACTAAGACAACAAATTAAACAGCAGTTTGGTAAATATTTAGACCCTAGAATGGTAAAAAAATTACAGGCTAATCCTGAACTTTGTCAGGTAAACGGTAAAAGAGTGGATTGTTCTATTATATTTACAGACCTTAGAGGCTTTACCAGTTTATCTGAATCTGTAGAACCAGAAATGGTTACATACATAATGAATGCAGTATTGGATGCACAGGTTAAAGCAGCTAATAAATACTATGGATGCACAGATAAATTTATTGGTGACGCAGGTATGTTTCATTGGAATACCATAATACCTCAAGAAGACCATCATAATTTAGCTTTGAAAGCTGCCAAAGAAATAGAAAAAAATATAGATGAACTTAATTTAAAATTTGTAGAAGAAAACATACCAGAAGTTGCTATAGGTATCGGAGTAAATAGTGGTGTATGTATAGCAGGTAATTTTGGTGCTACAGATAGGTTTGCATTTAGTTTAATTGGTGACCCTTGTAACGTTGCAGCTAGATTAGAATCTAGTACAAAAGTTGCAGGTGTTGGTGTTTTAATAGGTGAGGAGACAGCTAAATATAGCGATTTTGATTTAAAATTATTAGACCCTATAGAGGTCAAAGGCAAATCAAAACCCTTACAAGTTTATACATGGGAGTAGAAATGAAAGATTTATTAAAAAGTGTGGTAGGTGCAGTAGCACCAACATTAGGTACAGCCATAGGAGGACCTATGGGCGGTATGGCTGCTAATATGATTTCTGATGTTTTAGGATGTAAAAATGATTCTAAATCTATTGAGAAGGCATTAGAAACAGCATCACCGGAGCAAATGCTTGAGTTAAAAAAAGCAGAACAAGCTTTTGAATTGCAAATGAAAGAGTTAGATGTTGATGTTTTTAAATTAGAAACTGCCGATAAACAAAATGCTAGAGGACAATTTGGTAAAGATTGGACAGCTAGAATTATGGGTATAGCAACTGTAGGTGGATTTTTGGCATATATATTTTTAGTTACCTTACAACCACCAGAACAAAATAGCGAAGCGTTAATAAATTTAGTTTTAGGATATTTAGGTGGATTAGCTAGTGCTGTAATAAGTTTTTATTTCGGTGCCTCACAGAAACAAGATTAGCCGACCCCTATTAATTTAGAGCAAGTCTGCTCCTGTTCTGTTTTGATAGGGGAAGGTTTTTAATATGAACAAAGAAAAGTTAGTAAAAGAATTAATATTAGATGAAGGTTATAAATACGAAATATATTTAGACCATCTTGGTTATCCTACACTTGGAGTAGGACATTTAATATTAGAAACAGATGAAGAATACGGTAAACCTGTTGGCACTCCTGTTTCAGAAGAAAGAATATTAGAGTGTTTGGAATCTGATATAAATACAGTATGCGAGGAATTAGATAGAAATCTTTGGTGGTGGAGAGATTTAGATGATAATAAACAACGTGTAATGGTAAATATGGGTTTTAATTTAGGTTATCCTAGACTAAGTAAATTTAAAAAGTTTTTATCAGCTATGCAAATTGGTGATTTTAAAACTGCTGCTGTAGAAATGTTAGACAGTAAATGGGCTACACAGGTAGGTGATAGGGCTATTAGATTAAGAGACAGAGTTTTAGAAGAATAATGTTAAAAAAATATGATTTTAGACCCGGCATAGTTAGAGAAGGAACTTCTTATTCAGAAGAAGGCGGTTTTTTTAATGCAGACAAAGTAAGATTTAGAAGCGGAAGACCTGAAAAAATAGGAGGATGGGAAAAAAATACTTTAAGTAGTTTTGAGGGAACTTGCAGAAGTCTTCATTCTTATAGAGACCAAGGACAAACTGATTATATTGGTGTAGGTACACATTTAAAATTATATGTAAAACAAGGCGATAATTTTAATAATATTACCCCTATAAGAAAAACTTCAACTGATTCTATAACTTTTGCAGCTACAAATGGTTCATCAACAGTAGTTGTGACAGATTCATCACATGGAGCAGTCACAGGAGATACTGTAACTTTTGCTCAAGCTGTGTCTCTAGGGGGAAATATAACTGCTGCCGTTTTAAATCAAGAATATACAATAGATAAATCTTTAACAGCTAATACGTATGAGATAACAGCTAAAGATACTTCAGGTTCTACAGTTACAGCAAATTCTAGTGATACTGGTAATGGAGGTTCTGGTGTAGATGGCAGTTATGAAATTAATATAGGATTAGATACTTTTGTTAAAGGAACAGGTTGGGGTGTAGATACTTGGGGTGCTGGTGCTTGGGGTTCTATAAGTTCTTTATCTGCTAACAATCAATTAAGATTGTGGTCGCAAGATAATTTTGGTGATGACCTAATTACTTGTGTTAGAGGAGGAGGAATATTTTTATGGGATGAAAGTGCAGGAACTTCTCAACGTGCTGTAGCTTTTTCTGATTTATCAGGAGCAAGTGCACCTCCTGTAAAAGCTTTACAAATAATGGTGTCAGATATTGATAGACATATTATTTGTTTTGGTGCAAATCCAATAGGTTCAACAGATATTGACCCTTTGTTTGTTAGATGGTCAGACCAAGAAAGTTCAGTAGATTGGACTCCTACTTCTACTAATACAGCAGGTGGAACCAGACTATCTAGTGGTTCAACAATAATAGGAGCATTACGAACTAGGCAAGAGATACTTATATGGACAGATAATGGTTTGCATTCTATGCAGTTTAGCGGTGCACCTTTTATTTTTAGTTTTGCAGAAATTATGCAGGGTCCTTCTATGATTTCTCCTAATGCTGCTATAAATGCTGACAATAAAGTTTTCTTTATGGATAGAGGTAGTTTTTATGTTTATTCTGGTAGCGTACAAACTTTACCTTGTGCAGTACAAGACTATATATTTGCAGATATAAATTTAGGACAAAGTTTTAAAGTTTTTGGACTTTCCAATGTAGACCATAATGAAATTATGTGGTTTTATCCTTCTGCCGATTCTGATGAGTTAGATAGATATGTAATATTTAATTACTTAGAAAATACATGGAGTATAGGCACCACAGACAATGATTTTGTCAGAACAGCTTGGATAGAAGCAAATTCTTTAGATTTTCCTGTGGCAGCAGGTAAAACAACTAATAGCAATACAAATTATTTATACAATCACGAAGTTGGTAATGATGCAGATGGTACTGCTATGACAGCTTTTATTGAAACATCTGATTTTGATTTAGAACCTGATGGTGAACATTTTATGTTTGTATCTAAAATTATTCCGGATTTAAAATTTAGAGGTCAAACAGGTACTACTAATACGCTTAATGTTTCTGTAAAAGGCGTTGATTTTCCTTTAGATACGCCGACAACCTTATCTACAAGTGCAATAGATTCTACAACACAACAAGCTTTTATAAGGGCAAGAACTAGACAAGCTATATTGAGATTTGAAAGCACAGGTTTAGGATATGGTTGGCGATTAGGGTCTTTTAGATTAGAAATGAGACAGGACGGTAAAAAATAATGAGTCAAAAAGCACCTACAACTTTACCAATGGCATCGCCTGTATATGATTTTAATAATGAAGAATTGACTAGAGATGTATTAGTAAAAGCAATACAGCTATTAGAAAGAGAAGTTTTTTTACTTAAAAGAATGCAAGAAAGCATTCCAAGTAAATCAATTAAAAGACATCAATTTTTATTAATGGGTATGAAACATGACTGATACGTTAAAAGTTTTAGGTCAGGTTGACCCAGCAGCTACAACTACAACTACTTTATATACTGTGCCTGATATGACACAAACAACTGTAAGTTCAATAGTGGCAGCAAATAGAACCGGTTCAGCAATTACTTTTAGATTGAGCGTACACGTAGGCGGTGCTACGGCTGATGATAAACAATTTTTGTATTACGACAAATCTGTAGGAGCAAATGATTCGTTTGCCATAGTTTTAGGCATAACATTAAATCAAACAGATGTTGTAAAAGTGTATACGAGTGCAGTAGATATGAGTTTTAATATATTTGGCTGTGAAACAAAAGAGGAAAGATAATATGGATGCTAGAAAACAAGCAGCAGAATTAGCAAAAATGGGTCGCTATGGCGACACTATGCTTATGCACGTAAATCCACAAGAAGTAGCTGGATTAGCATCTATTATGCCTATAACCATTAATCCTAAAACTGGACAACCTGAAGCCTTTGTAGGGGCTATATTAGGTAGTTTATTAGGAGGAGCATTTTTTCCTAACTTATTAGGTGCAGGATTTATAAGTACTGCTGCCGGAGGTGCAGCATTAGGTTCAGGACTAGGCACTTACCTAGAAACAGGTGATTTAGAAAAAGGTATTGCATCTGCTGTATTAGGTTACGGTTCTGGTCAAATTATGGGTGATATTATTAGTGGACCAGTAGAAGAAACGCTTGCAGAAGGGTTAACTGATACGGCTTTAACCCAAGCAGGTGATATAGCTGCACAACAAACTGTAACAGGAGAACAATTAAGATTAGCTGCACAACAAGGTATACCACTAGACCAACTAACTCCAGAAATGCAAACCCAAATAGATATCTTAGGTGATTTAAGTAGACAAGAAGCTATAAATAAAGGTTTAACACCATTACAAATAAAAGACATAACAGAACAAGCTGCTTTAGGTGCTGAACAACAATTTATGAATATGTCAGGTACTGAAAGATTAGGCAATCTAGCATCTAATTTTGCTTCAAAAGATACTATACAAGCAGTTGCTGATAACTATCTTCCTATAGCTTTAGGTGGTGGTTCATTAGCTGCACAGAATGCACAAGATAGATACCTTCAAGATATGGATAGAATGAGGGCAGAAAGAGAAAAGAAAAAAGAAGAGATGTATAAAAAATATCCTGAAGTTATACATTCAAGAAATCCTTACTTAACGTATTTTTCTGCTGAAGGTGGACAAGTACCTGCATATCAAGAGGGCGGTATTGTTGGTGTTGGTAATGAAGGTCAATATAGACCTGCAAATACTTATATGCCGGGTATAGACTCTGAGTTTAATTTTTTTCCTGATAGAGTAATTCCAGCAAGTGCTATTAGTGCTGCTGAAGCTGCTGCTGGAACAAGTCAAGAATTTACACCTCCTCCTGTTTTGCCTAGCACTTATCAACCCATGACATTACCTCGATATGACTATGATGCTGTACCTACAGGAAGTGTTATATCAAGAGTGCAAGATGCCTACAATGCAGGTTTACCTTTAACTACACAATTACTTAGTCCTTTTCGTAATGTAGGTTTAGAACTAGCACAACAAGGTGCAGGACGTACTTTTACTCAATACGGTTCTGATATTACACAAGAAGGACAAACTCAAACAGGACAAACTCAAACAGGACAAACTCAAACACAACAACAAACTCAAAATAATCCTAATAAAAGACAAACAAATGCGGACACCTATGTTAATACACAGCAAGAATACGACACAGGTGGTGGCAAAACTAATGTTACAGATAGTGATTTAACTAATAATCCGGGTAGTACAGTCATAGACAATAATGATGGAACTTCAACAGTTATTTATGAAGACGGAACACAAACTACAGTAGCAAATAGTCCATATACTGAAGATGTAGTTGTTACAAGTAATACAGACCCTGTTACTGGTCAAGAATTACAACCGGGTGACCCCGGATATGTTGACCCTAGTAGCGATGACTACACGGAAGCAGTTTATGGTTATGGTTCAGGTGGTGGAAAAATGGGAATGAACCCATATCTAGGTGACCCTGCTTCTGCATATTCACAAGTAGAACTAAACAGAGAAACTTTATTAAACGCAGCAAGAGAAGCTGGTGTGTATGAAGCTTATGATGCAGCAATACAAGCAGGAATTCCTGCTAATAATATAATAATTGCAACTGCTGATAACGCTGCACAAATAGCTGCTGCTGATGATGATACTGTTATTGTTTCAGCAACAGGGTACGGAACAAAAGGCTCCGCAGCAGACGGAACTTTTGTTTACACTAATACAGACCCATTATTAGGATATGTAGCAGATAGCACAGAAAATAAAGCACCGGGCGAAAGGCGTATGGCTACTTCTGGAATATTAATAGGTGTTGATGGTTCACGTACACAAATAGATGATTTAAGTACATTTAGAAATCCAATGGACGGTAGTGTAATTGAGTTAAATAATGGATATTCAGTATTAAATGTACCAGAGGTAGGTAATATAAGTTATGCCGGAGTAGGAATATATGCAGAAGACCCATCTCAAGGTGGTAACTATGAAAGAGACCCTGCTGTACGTTCTGCTGGTTATATATATAAAACTTTAAATAGAGCAGAACAAGATGCTAAAAGAACTGCATATCAACAAGCTTTAGCTGATGCTTTAGCAAGAGGTGATATACCTTCAGCAGATTATGAAAAATTAAAAACTCAAACTTACGAAGATTACTTAGCTTACTTAGAGGCTCAAGAAAAACAAGCAGAAGAAGAAGCAAAACAAGAGGACAAAGAAGAAACAGAGGATAAAAAAGAAGAAGACCGTGATTATGTAAAAGATGATGACGAAGAAGACCGTGATTATGTGCAAGGTGATGACCAAAATATGCAAGCTGGTATGCAAGTTCCTAATATACGAAATGCTGACATGAGTAGAGAACTCTCTTTACAACAAGAAATTAGAGAAGCTGTATTAGGTAATCACCCTAATCCTGATAAAGTTATACAAGCATATATAGAACTATTTGGAGTAGATGCTTTTTTACAAGCTAGAGATACTATTCTTAGACAACAAGTACCTAATGCACAGACTCAAGGTTTAGTTATGGGTATGGGCGGAGGTATGGAAGACAACATTATGGGTATGATTGGAAATCAACAAGGAGTAGCAGTATCGCCCGGTGAGTATATTATCCCAGCAGATGTAGTTTCTATGTTAGGAGATGGTAATTCTAATGAAGGTTCCGACAAGCTTGATGATATGCTAGATAGAGTTAGGACAGAAAAAACAGGCACAACCAAACAAGCTGCTCCACTAAATGATAAAAAGGTAATGGCAGGTTAATATGAATACTTTAGAAGTTAATAATTATGACGAATCAGATACTAATTACGTAACGATAAAAGAAGAATATCCAGATTACGTAATAAGTTTAATTCCAATAAATTTATTATATACAGTATGGGATGATGCAAAACCTCATTTAGAAAAAGCTGTTAGTCGTTCAGGTGGCAGATGGACTATAGATTATGTATATCAAGCTTTAGTAAATGATGAGCAACAGTTATGGGTAACATTAGATAAAGACAACAAAGTATTAGGAGTAGCTACTACACAATTTGTTAGATACCCTGCTAGTTTAATGTGTGCAATACAATACATTGGTGGAGATGATTTTAAAGAGTGGGCTTGGTTGCTTTGTATGAAACTTGAAGCTTGGGCAAAAGACTCAGGTTGCGATGGAATAGAGGGTACAGCTAGGTTCGGATTTTGGAAATGGTTAAGCAGGTCTAATTGGAAGAAAGCTTATACGGTATTTGAAAAGAGGTTTGACAATGAGTAAAGGCGGCGGCGGAGGTGGTGTTCAAGAAACCACATCAACAGTAACACAGACTAATCTACCTGAATATGCAGAGCCATATATAACGAGGCTTATGCAAAGAGCAGAGACAGAATCTCTTGCTCCATATACTACTTATGAGGGTCAAAGATTAGCTACGTTTACTCCTGAACAAGAGTTAGCTATGACAGGTAAAGCAGGACTAGCTGTAGCTGGTGACCCTACACAGATAATGCCAGCTAGTAATGTAATAGAGGATATAGCAAGAAATCAAATGCAACTACCAGATGGTACTGTAGTTCCAGCTATAGGGTCAGGACAAGCTGTTGCTACAAATACATTTAACCGTATGACTGGCGTAGATTCGGCTGGAAATCCTATATATGGCAACGTAATGTCTTATATGAACCCTTATCAACAAGCAGTTATAGATATGGCTAAAGATGCGGCTAGAGAACAGTCATTGAAAGCTAGTAATTTAATAGCACAGGATGCTGCTGCTTCAGGCGGTTTAGGAGGATATAGAGAAGCAATAATGCAGTCAGAACGGGAGGCAGCATTAGGAAAACAAATAAGCGATATACAACTTGCTGGTTCTGCTGAAAACTATGCACAAGCACAAGCTGCTTTTGATAGAGACAGAGCAGCTAGATTTAGTGGTTTAGGTATAGACCAAGCTACTAGAGCACAACAACTAGGTGCAGCAGGTTCACTTGCTGATTTAGGTTTTGCTAGACAAAGAGCAGAAATAGACAGACTAGACCAATTAGGACAGGCAGGAACAGCTAGACAAGCTATGCAGCAACAGATATACGATATGGGCTATCAAGAGTTTCAAGACCAACTTGCTTATCCTAGACAGAACATATCATTCTTCCAACAAGCTTTACGAGGTATGCCTATAACTCCGGGACAACAAGTTTCGAGTTATCAACCTACTCCATCTGCCGCATCTACTATGCTTGGTTTAGGATTAGGTGGACTAGGTATTTATCAGGCTTTAGGAGGAGTACGTTAAACATTGAACGTTCAATATTTAAAAGGTAACAAATGAATATACTACAAATAGAAGACGATATTAAATCATTACCAGATTCAGCTTTGATGCAAGCTATGCAAACAGGGGCTTTTCCACAGTATTTAGTTATATCTGAAATGAAACGCCGTAAGGATATGAGAGAAGACCATGCAGGACGTATGGCTTCTTATAAGAAAGATAATACTGTAGCAGATAGAATAGTAAACGAAGCTAATATGGGTATGATGAATCAAGGTCTTGGTAGTATGACACCTACCCCTATGATGAATATGCAAGGTATGCCACAAAATACGCCTATGATGCCCGTTAGTAATCAAGGTATAGGACAAATGATGCCTAGTAATATGGTGGGAATGAAAGAGGGCAAAGAACTACCCAATAAAGGTTTAGAGGCATTAGCTAAAGTTGCACCTGAAGTAGTAGAAAAGATGGGTTATAGCGGTGGAGGAATTGTAGAAATGTTTCCCGGACAACAAGTGCCTTTTAATGAATATAATCCTGTAGGTGTAGGAGAGTTTTACGACTTCTATGCAGAAAGAATGCAACCTACACAAGCTGAGTTAGATTATCAAAATTTAGTTAGAAGTTATTATGACCCTATGGAGCAAGAAAAAAGAAGACGCTCAAGACAGGGATTAGATTTACTTAGAGCAGGACTTGCTGTTGGAACATCAGCTACACCACAACAACTGCAAAAAAACTTAAATCCTGTAATTGAAGGTGCTGCTAAAACATTAGCTGCTGCTGATGCAGAAACTATGCAACAAGCTAAATTTGAAGCTGATATTGCTAAAACTAATAGAGAAAGAGATACTAGAATAGCAGAACTTGCATATAAAGGAGAACAAGCTAAAAAATTAGGTGATTATTACGATAGGATGGGAACTAAAGACCAAGCTAATATAGCTATAGCAAAACAATTAGCTAAATCAGACCCTAAACGATTTGCTATACCAATAACAGACGAAAAAACAGGTAGAATAACTTATTCGGATGAACCTAATTATGAAGCTATGAAAGAATCAGGACAGATTATAGGTACTCCTTCTATAACTGCACAAAAATATAGAACTAGGTCAGACTTAAATGATGCTGCCGATAGTTGGGTTGCGGGTTCAAAAGGTTTTGACTATGTTAAAAAGTTAGTAGAGCAAGAAGGCATGACTAAAGAAGAAGCTGCTGTAGCAGCTAAACGATACTATTTAGAAAATGCTTATATGGGTATTTATCTTGAAGATATGTATGGTGGAGGAAAAGTACCTGCTTTACCTGAAGACCCTCCAATGATTGATATGAGCAGTAGATTCTAAGATGCCTAATTATCCACTTTCTGACGGAAGTTTTTTATTCTTACCTGATGGTTTAGATGATGACGAAATTTTCAGAAGAATACAAGACGTTGAAACTAAATTCAAAACTCCTACAGTTGAAGAAGAAACTGTAGCGACCACACCTGTAGAAGAAGAAACTACATTACCACCTTATAATCCTTATGAAAATGTTGCACCTAAACTACGTCCGCCTGAGTTTTATGACGAGGGTGACTCAATAGGTCAACAATTTGAAGCTGGTTTTGAACAAGAAGCTTTAGCTGACATAGATAAAGTAAACATTTACGAAAATTTATTAGAAGAAGAACAACTTACTAATGAATACAACGCACTTTTAGACAAAGAAAAAAATCAAACTCTTGATTCTGATGAGGTCAAAAGAAAACAAGACCTACATATTATGCTGTATGGCACCGGAAAATCCGGACAGATTCAAGAGATGTTTCCGGGACAGCCTATTTCTCCACAAATGTACGAAACTGATGAAAAAGCAGAAAAAGGGCTTATACAGTTTAACAAAGATACTCTTAATACATTTGATACATTACAAAAATCTATAGATGAAGTAGAAGTTAGTGATGCTTTTAAGTGGATAGCTGAACAAGGTCAAGATAGTTTACGAGATGGTTTTGGTGCTTTTATGAGCGATTTAACCTTTTCGCAAAAATTAGATTTTATGGGTGACTTGCTTGGACGTTCAGGTTCTGCATCATCACAAATACTCGCAACAAGTTTTGGTGTAGGTGCTGCCCTAAGAAGTACAGGTGCTTTAACTAAATTTGGCGGACAAGTATTAGGTACAGGTGGAGTTTCAGGTGAAATAGAATACAGTCATTCTATGCACGAATATTTACGTGCTAATGGATTAGATATGACTGACCCTGAATCTATTAAACGGATTATGTCAAATGATGAATTGTTGGCTGAAGCTAATCAATATGCTTTGACAAGAGGAGCAACAATAGGTTTTATTGACGGAGTTACTGGTGGTATAGCAACTAGAATTATTGCCCCTTCTGTTATAACAAGTGCAAATCGTTCTATTATGCCTTTTGTTAAAGGTCCTATTGGTACTGCTGTTAATCCTGTTGTAAGACAGAGTTATAATTTAGTTGCACAAACACCATTACAAATGGGGCTACCGGGTGGAGCCGAATATTTTGCTCAGTTGGCTACTTTAGAAGAAGGCGAAAGAGTAAATATGGCTGACGTTTTTTTTGAAATAGCAGGTGAAGCTGCTTTTGTTCCTGCTGATATTGTATTAGGAGGTATAAGTGCCAATCAAGAAATCAAAAGTCTAACTGCTGCTAAAGAAGAAAACTTTAATCGTGCTGTAGAACAAGTACAAATTGTAAAAGAACAAGCTAAACAAATAGGATTAGGGGAAATAGCTGGCGAAGTACAAACAGCAGACGGTAATAGAATTTATGATACAGGCATACCTTTTTTTAATGAAGCTTTTAAAACCTATCAAGAAAATCAAGGAAAGATAAATACATTTGCTGATACAGATAATGATGTTGTAGCACCTAATCAGTTTTTTGTTCAACCTGACGGACAAGGCAACTTTGCAATAATAGATACTTACCAAGAAGTTATAGGAAATACTTTTAATACACAAGAGGAAGCCGCAGGTATATCAGGAGTTTTAAATTTAATAAGTGGGGCTAATTACTCAAATGAACTAAAAAGTAATTTTGCTACTATGCAAGGTTTAAGTGCAGATTCTGAAACTAATCCTTTTGTTAGTAAACTTGGAAATGCTGTACTAAACCCTTACTTTGGACAAATAGACATAAGAGATGTAGAAGAATCTCCTAATGTAAACTCTGCTGCTTATGAAAGACTAATAAATGCAGTAGGCAGAGAAGCCACAGGTATAGATATATTGTCTTTACAAGGTGTATTGCCTCAAGCAGATATAAATAGATTACTAGATGTAAAAGCTAAAAGACTTTACGAAGAAGCCGGATTTACACAAAACATACCTACTAATGTAACAGTCAAGATGCTAGAAAATCTTGGCAAAAAATTAAACGTTAATATAGACACCAAATCAAATGGTTTCAAATCTTTATCTTTACGTTTAACAGGTGAGGCAAATTTTAATAAACTCAACGGTCAACAAAAAAGATTAGTTTATTCTTTTTTAAATACCTTACCCGCACACGAAGGTAATATTATTTCTTTGCCTGATTTTTCACCACGTCCGTATACATTAAACGAATACAATCAAGTAGTTGAAGTTTTAAATACGGGTTCTACACCTACCATACCTAACATAGTCAAAGCATTAGGTTTAAATCCCAATAATTTAGCAGATAAACGTGTAGCTACTAGGTTACGCCAAGACCTTGTTTCTGCTGGAATAGTTGACCAAAAGGGTAGTAAATATAAATTTAATGCTAATGGTGAATGGACACTCAACAGTATAGAACAGTCTAAAATACAAAACGACCCCACAGCAAAACAAGAACTAAAAGATATACAAAAATTTAGAAATTTATTAGGCACAGCGTTTGAAAAAATGAATTTGCCTGAAATTTCAGTAAGACTAGATAAAGCTATACAAACTAGAGTAGGTCAAGCTAATCCTGATGCAGAAGGTCAATTTGACCCAATATGGTCAGAAGTATTTTTAAGTGTAGCTAAAGCTAAAGAAGGAACTACAACAGAACAAGAAGTTTTAAATAATTTATCTAAAACTATGGGACATGAGTTATTTCATGCTGCTGTATTTTTAGATTTATTTTCCCCTCAAGAGAGAGCAAATTTAGATAACTATGTAAGAAACAATCAATTAAATAATAAAACAGCTATAGAAGTTTTAGGTAAAGAACAGTTAAATATTTTAAAAACTGAGTTGGGCAGAATGCCTACATATCTTGAAGCGGTTGAGTTTAGATACAACGCTCTTGATAATCAAAATTTAAACTCTGTAGATTTATTAGAAGAAGCTAACGCTTTATTGTTTGAAGATTATATAGAAAATAAAAAATTATCAGGTAAACCTAGAAGTTTAATGGAAAGAACTAAAAAGTTTTTTACCAGTATAAATAATGGTTTAAATGAATTAGGTTATCAAACTTACGAAGATGTTTTCGATAAGCTTTTAGGTGGAGAAATAGGAACTAGAGAGAGATATGGTGACGTAAAACAATCAGTTGAAATAACTGGTGTAGATGAATTTGGAGCACCTACTAGAAATTACGAGGTACAAACACCTGTAGTTAGAACTAATAGAATATTAGTTAGTGAATTTGCTGACTTATTAAGAGTCACAGAAACAAGCATAGGCAACGAATACTTTCCTGATGCTGCCGATAGAGCATCACCTGATTATAAAAGACCTTTGCAAGATGCACCAAATCTTAAGTTTAAACTTGCTAATGTTCAACAAAGACCTACTACTTTAACAATGGAGTTTATAAAAGGTGCTATAAATGAAGAGTATGGAAACGATATTAATCAAATAGCACAAAACATATTTGGAAGAAACATAATAAATAATCCAAATGTTGTTAGAAGATTAGGTAGGTCAGTAGAAAACTTAGAAGTAGGAGTAACGCAGTCTCAACTGTTTCACTCAACTCAAAATACTCTTAAGAAAAAAGGTTATCCTGATACGTTTCCGGTATATGTAGTAGGAGATATAGCAAAAGGAACATCTACAGTAGCTACAAATAATCTTGAAGAAGCAACAAGAATAGCTAATGAATTTGTAAGCACACCCTTTGAAATATTCGGAGATAGCAAACAAATAACAGAATATACAATAGATAAAGAAAAAGTAATGTTGGATAAAGATATTATGTTTGGATTACGTCCACCTGCTTTTGCTCAACCTTCTTTACCAGCAACAGATTACTTATTAGTAGGTTCAAATGCACTAATTGCAGCACCGAAACGTGAAATTACATATCAAGCTGAAACTCCGCCTCAACCTGTACCAAGAAGAAAGTTAGATTTAGGTCCTTTAAAACCTAAATACAAAATGTCACCTAATGAGTTTATGACACGTAAAGGAACACGGGGCAAACAGATAACAGACAATCTACGTGTTTACGGCAGACCATCAATAATGGAGGGTCAAGCTACATTAGAAGAAAGAAAATTAAGTAAAAAATTAAAACTTTCTACGCCTTTAGATGATATAGCTTTTACAAATGCTAAAAAGGATTTGTTAGAACTAATGAACAAGGGTGTAGATATACTTGATTTAGCAGACCACCCAGCTTCTTTAGAAGGCATGAATAGAATGTCTGAATTAGAGACTACAAAAAATAAATATATAAATTTATATGGAGAACAATGGTTTTTAAATGATACATATATAAGAACAAGAGACTTTATCATTAATAATAAACGTGTAAAAGGTCTTCCTAAAGCCACAAAATTTTTAATGGATGTGGCAGAAAGTTATAGTCCTACTCCCGTACCAAACAACCGACAAGCTTACATATTATTAGGACCACCAGCCTCCGGAAAATCATTCTTTGCAGAAGAAATAGCTAAAAATTACAAATTAGCAATAGTAGATAGCGATGATGCTAAAAAAATAATACCTGAATATGCAGGTGGAGTAGGTGCAAATGCTACACATGATGAAGCTTCTATGTTGGCAAATAATGTTAGGCGTGACCTAATAAACGAAGGTAAAAACATTTTATTACCAAGAGTCGGAGGATATGGAAAACGAAAAAAAATACAGGAAACAATAGATGAATTAAAAGAGAACGGCTATAACGTAAAAACTGTTTTAGTTGATGTAGATTATCGTATTGCGTTAGGCAGAATGTATGAACGTTTTGCTAAAACAGGTAGGTTAGTACCCCCTACATATTTAGAAGATGTAAAAAATACTCCTATAGACACATTTCATAGGGTAAAATATGTAACAGACGGTTTTGCATGGATAGATAACAATGGCGGAAAAAATCAACAAGTCATCAGACAAGATACGGGAATCCTCCCTTCCTCTCTTTTCGGAGGAAGAGAATCTCAAGTCAGAAGAATTCTCAGAGAAAGCAGCCAAATTGCTGAACAAGAAGCTGTCCTCTCTGAAGTAGTAGACTTACAAGAAGCAATCGAAGGTGCTAAAGGCATCAACGAAAGACTTATCAATAATGGTCTTACCCCTAAATTTAATTTAAATGCTTCTCCTGACGCTATAAGAGCCGCTTACATTCAAGAATTAAAAGACCCCGAATCAATAATTTTAAAAGATGTATTAAATCCAAAATATTCTTTTAAAAATTCAGGTAAAAAATTAGACGACAAAACAGAACGTTTAGTTCAGAAATTAACCATAAGAGATGATTTTGATGATGCTCCTTCTATGGGTAGCATTATTTTAAGAACAGCAAAAGGTTACATGACTGAAGATGCTATAAGGGAACAGCTTGTAGATAGATATGCAAGATTTAACACAGTAGGTATACAAGCAGCTAGAGCAAGAGGCATAAAAGAAGAAATGCTAACTGCTGACGTATCGGGTATAAGTGCTTTGTTGTTTTCAGATAGGTCAGGTGAAGTATTTAGAGCAGCTTTTGCAGAAGGTATACCTGTTTATGACGAAAAAGGTTATGTTCGTGTTGAGACCGTTTCTCCTATAGACGGTAAGGCAGTTGCACCTCCTATGGAGTTTTTAACCCCAGCTTTTTTAAATCCTCAACTTATGTGGGCTTTTCAAGCTGTACGTATAGCTAAACGTGAAACTCGTTTTGATAAAGAAGGAAAACCGGTAAAAACAACAGCACAAGACAGAAAAGATGCTGCTCAAGCTTTAAATGATTATCCAGAATTAAAAGAAATGTCTGAAGCTTATGACAGGTGGGACCAGCACGTAGTTAAATTTTTAGTAGATACTGGCGTATTAGACGAAAAAACAGCTCAAAAATGGACTGCACACGCTGACTACTTTCCATTTTATAGAATGATGGGAAGAGACCAAGACGGTAATATATTAACCAAGGGTCCACAAATATTCAAAGGTATGACTATGCGTAGAAATATCTTTGTAAGAGCAAAAGGAAGTGAAGATAAAGACATAGTAGACCCAATATCAGGTATAGCTGATAATTTACGAGCAGCTATAACTTTAGGTATGAAGAACATAGCGGCTAATCGTGTGGTAAGAGATATGGTAGATGCAGGATTTGCACAGCAAGTACCATTAAATGCTTCGGGTAATAATATAGTTAACATAAGAGTAGGTGGTAAAAATAAATCTTTTGCTGTTGATGATGTTGATTTGTACGAAGCTTTTCAAAACTTTGAAGGTGGACCGATTACTTTTGGTGGTGCTTTTTCACGATTTACTGCTGCTCCTAAAGAACTTTTAAGTGCTCTTATCACAAGAACCCCTGATTTCTGGATAAGACAAATACTAAGAGATTCCATATCAGCACAAACTATATTAGGGGGTAACTTTATACCACTTGCGACAAGCTTGAAAAATTGGACTAGAGTTTGGAGTGGCATGATTGCTAACAGATTGCCTTTCACAGATAAAGATTACATCCCTGAAGGCGTTACACAAATGAGAAGGGCGGGCATAGTGTCAGGTTATGACGCAGTTGTTAGAGAGATTGATGATTCACAAAAACTTATAAAAGCAGCTTATAAAAAAGCTGGTATCAATAACAGAAATACTTTACAGACAATAGCCGGTGCACCGATAGATATAGTCTTAGGACTTTGGGAACTAATAGGCGAAGGCACTATATCCTCAGATGCGGCGACAAGATTGGCAGTATATGAAGATGTTTTGGAAAAAACAGGAAACGAAGCTGAAGCTGTATTTATGGCTATGGAAGTTTTGAACTTTACTAGGAGAGGTAAAAATCCTGTGATGCAATACTTAGCAACGGTAATACCGTTTCAAAATCCTAGACTTCAAGGTGTTGATGTTTTCTATCGTGGTGCGACAGGTGCATACGGACAACCACAAACATCTAAACAGGCTAGAAGAAGGGCTTTCGCTTTGAGAATGGGTATGTTAGCTTCATTGACACCACTCATGTATATATTTATGAAGGATAGTGAGCCTTTTGAAGAAGCAAGCGAAGAACAAAGAGACAATTACTATATATTGCCCTTCAAAGTTGGTGGTGAGGTTATAGCTATACCTATACCTTTTGAGGTGGGTTTACTTACATACACTATCCCTATGAGGATATTAAGATATTTTGATGAAAAAGAGACAGGCTCACAAGTAACGAAAGGTGTTTTAAGAAGGATAGGTCAATCTCTAGCTATAGACCCAAGACAGGCTACCATACTCAACGCCCCGCTAGAAGTAATGACAGGGTACGATTTTTATACAGGTCGTCCGATTGTACCGCCTAATATGCAAAACTTAGATAAAGAATTACAGTACAGAGCAAACACAAACAATCTGTGGAAAGAGTTAAGCGAAGAAACAGGCGGGATTATTTCTCCACTAGAAATAGATAATTTATGGAGAGGATATACAGGAACAATAGGAGCGTGGATAGCAAACGCTACTGACGCTTACAGCAGAGAGTTTTTAGATATGCCTGATAGACCTGTCAGTAGGCTTGACGAGAAACCCGCAGTCGGTGCTCTTTTGTTACCTAAAGAGGGTAGAGGACAAGAAAATGACTTTTATTTATTAAAAGAAACTGCCGATAATCTTCTTAGCAGTATGAAGACTAATCAAGACAGAATGTTAAAAGAAGGCGACCAATTTGCATTAAATTTAACTGAACAGTATAGAACCGAGTACATGCAAGAACTTAAAAGTTTAACTCAAGACTTGAATAATATTAATGAAACTTTAAGAGAAACTTACTTAGAAGAACGAAGAATTATGAATAGTGATTTGTCAGGAGAAAGAAAGACTGAGCGAATCACAGAATTACAAGATTTAAGAAACTTCATACTCGAAGGTATAAATGACCGAAGAATGAAACTAGAGAAAGGCTTGTTTGAAGACATAAGACAAGCGAGACAGTAAATATTGAACGTTCAATATTTGACCAACTGCGGTGTTGCAAATACTACTGATACAAGAATACAGCAGTAGGTAATCAATAAATCCCTATAAAACAAGGCTTTCAAGCAATATATCTGAAACCACGCAGCGAGGCAGCCAGATGGCAGCGAGAATCTGGTGGCTTTTTGGGTCAATTTATGCGGGTTAGAGGCTATATATCCAAAACGACTAGCTCGATGGGCAATTACAACTGCTGTGGTAAATGTAGCAATAGGTTAAGTTGCTTTGATTAATTTTTCGTAGCCTTCAGGGTCAGTAATTGATGTTGATACTTTGTGGGAAAAAGGATTAGATGTTTTAAATCCTTTGTCCAAGGAGTTATGTAACTTCTCTGAATATCCTAAACTTTCATCCCAAACCCTTTTCTTTTTTTGTGCTTCTTCCATATGTGCAAGGCGGATGTATTCATCATTTGATGCAGACGTTGTTTCTAAAAAAATAGAACCGGCACTCGTACAAGCATTAGTTACAGAGTAAGGAAAAGCTGTAGTGCCTGTGCCTACCTGTAAAGGTGCAAAAGCACTTGAATTAGAAAGACCTAAAAAGATTTTGTCTTGATTTTTGCAGTTTTCGCACTTTTTAACTTGTTTGTATTGTCTCTTGTTTATCTTTCCTAATTCAAAAATATGTCTGCGATTAGTTTCTTTATCTTTGCCTGTTTTGTTAAATAATGGTTGATACCTATCTATTAGTACCGCTTCCCAATACTTACGTCTATGCTCCTGACAAGGCAATATTCTTACAGAATCGAATCTTTTCTTAGAATCTTTTACGTGAGCACCTATCCTAGAGTAAACACTTTTACTCTCGCCCACGTAGACAACAATTCCGTCAAGTATCAAAACATAGACACCTGACTTTACAATTCTAATCTCGTTCTTTTTTGTGTTTCTGCTCAACACTCTTTTTTTCTAGTCCAACAGGTAAACTAACTGTTGTATCTTTGTTCTGCTCTAAGACGGTTTTCTTCTTCTTTTTCTTGAATAATGCCATATTGACCTCCCCTTTCGTGTTTCAATGGTTTTGTGGTGAAGAATCCCTTGTACTCAGGATATGTGTGATGAAAGAATCTAGCATAATAAGCTATCCAATCATTCGATATTTTAAACGAATTACCTTTAGTTACTATATCTGTCTCCCACCTAATCCGTTGCATTATCGCCCAATGGCTATAATTTTTCTTTCCGGCTCTTATAGCTTCAAAGGTAAATCTTTGAAATAACTCCCATACTTTAGGGTTTTTTTTGTGCCATTTCCACCATTTTTGCTTCTTTGGGTCAGTAACTTTTGTTAAATTCATTTATTAACTCCCTAAAGTCTTCTCTTGCTATTTTGTTATCTGCTAGTTCTGCTCTGCTCTGTATGTTGATTCTTTCTTTAAGTTCTTTAACCGCATCCTCCTCTGTAAACACTCCTAAGAAAGCCCAAAACCTTTTCTCTCTGCACAGCAGTCCGGCTTGTGCAACTGCCTTTTTGCCTTCAGCTTTCATTGTAGGCATAACCGGTTGCTCTTGGTCGTTCATCAAAACCATAGCCACTTGATACCGTGACCCTGTAGGTTGCCTAAATAAATCTTCAGGTAAATCGTCAGGATGTATAACTAAAGTCAGATTGATTCCTTTTACGTCTTTTCGCATATAACTCTGTATAGCTTCAAACGTCATAGCCATATCTCTTACACTCATTGTTGCACTCCTAGATGTATATTATTTCAAAACGTATCTCTTGCACCGTATCAATCCAAAAGAACACCACATATATAAACAAAGATGCTATTGCTAAACCTATAGTAGCCTTGATATACGTTCTCCATTTATTTTTAACTAGGTCTATGGCTTTGTCCATGAAGTTAAATACTTTGTCTCTTTTTCTAATTTGTTTTTTTGGTCTACCCATTATTTTTTCTCCTTTATAAATTCGTTGTATGGTTCAATTAACATTGGCTCTTCGGGCAAAACTATCTCCTCATATTTCTCTTCTTCCAAACAGTTTTGTGGATTCACATCCATTTGATAACTTGCTTGTCTTTTAGCTTCTTCAAAAGATTTAGTTTTGATATGGTAGTAACCAATCATTTTTCTTTCTGCTCTAATCATGTATGTTTTCATTTTTCTCCTACTACTATCATCAGTAAGTGTGTAGCTAGTGCATGGTGGTTTAGCACTTATTTACTTTCATCCTCAACCTACTTCGTCACCCTACAAACAGATATAATCTTAGTAGTTCAGACTTCAGGATTTTATAAAGGCTCACTCCTAGCTACACTAAACATTGAACATTCAATGTTTATTACCGTTATACTCAGCAAAGGTTTTTTCCGCCCATGCTAAAGCATCTATACCATTCAAAGCCCACCACAAGCTTTCATCCCCTTTAGTATGACAATTCATGTGGCAATCAGCACAAAGTGGAACAGCATATTCATCTGAATTTTTAGTTCCCCACCCCTTCTGTTCAGCGTGTCTAAGGTGGTGAGCGTGCTCACCTTCTCTGCCACACACTAAACAAGCATGAGTTCTAATGTGCTCTAAGTAGGCTTTACTCCTAAATTTCATCAGAAAGGTATATCCTCGTCCGTAACCTCTGCAACTGCTTCTTGCGTTACCGGTTCAGGTTCCGCCTTTTTATAAGGCATTTCTAGTTTTGCGTATGAATAATTTGTGCCTGTTTTAGCCACCCTGTCCCATGTCGCTAAATCCATTTTGATACATTCCTCCGGCGGTTTCTTATTATTCATTTCCGTTTCACCGTTCTGAAAGGCTTCTGCCATTTTCTTAAGCAAAGATTTAGGCACTAGCAAACTTCCTTTGTTGTCGGGATGTCCGTCAAGCTTTTTATATTTGTTTTTAAAGATTGCTCCTTCTCCGGATATGTATTTCTTCTCCGTCATTTTTCTTCTCCTTGTTTAGTTTCGGGTAATTCTTCTTTAAGTTTCTTAAAAAACTCCACAGTATCTTCATACAACTTTGGAGCGTGTGTTTGCACCAATTTAAATTGCTCTCTGTGTTTACTATACATATCGTCTAACTGACTCTTAGTTTCTACAGGAAACTCCTTGAGAGTATCTAAAAACTTTGTAACAAAGTATTGTGGCTCAAAAAGTTCGCCTTCGTACAATACAGGTTCTTCTTGTGGTATATCCTCAACCGCAACTGCTTCTTGTTTCTTAGGTGCCGGTTTAGCTTTCTTTTTTACGGGATTATCATCCTCCTGTGGCAAATCCTCTCCCGCATAAATGTAATGCCCTAATCCATAGATTCCTAAACACTTAGTCAAACATCTTTGCTTTGCAGTATTAATCTGAAAAGCATTAGGATTGATTATAGGTTTAAAACCAACAGACAATGGTAAGGATTGAGTCCTAGATAAGTTTCCTATGGTAACCGTGCATCTAACTTCTGCACTTCCGTCAGGCAAAGAGACATAAGGAAGGTTATCCTCAGACTCGTAAAAACTAAACTCAAACTCCGGATAATGCTTCATCATTATTCCCCAAGCCCAAGCCCATGAAAGATAAGTCAAACCCTGTTTTTCGTCTGTATGTTCATTGACATCTACCTTCGATAGAGTGTCCCATACTTCTTTGAAAGTATAATCTTTAGCCATTATGCTATCTCCTCTAATTCATCATTTGAAAACCACTCTGCAACTTGAGAACAATCTATATCTCTCTTTAATTGAAATAGCTTTACTGTACCGTCAGGATTTTTGAGTTCGTTGCCTTCATCATCCAATTTATAGAATTGTAAATCCCATATTGCTATACCGTATTCATCCATTATCTGCTCCTTTATTGGTTAATAAATCTAGTAGTTCAATCTTGTCTGCTTTGACAAAATCTTTCTTGTTCGTTGTGTGTTCTATATCTAATCCGTTGTATTCAAACTTAATGATAAGCTTGTCGTTTTCTTCTGTAAGCTTTGGATTCAGTCCTCTTCTTGAAGACACTTGTATAAAGCCTATAATCGCTCTCTCGTATGTGTCCTGTTCCTCATAATCAAGATACATTTTTTTTCTCCTTATCTATTGAAGGTTCAATATTTGACCATGCTTCTACAGGGTCATAGTTTTTATTTAGCTTCCAAAATCTCAGAAGACTATTAAACATATCTTTATGCTTCTCATGGGTATCATCCCAAATATGACAAGCAATCAAACTTGTGTCCTCCCTATCTATGAATATAGATACTCTCTCTGCCTTATCATATCCGCACCCTTGAGCGTAAGCCGATAACTGCATACCATGTTCGTCATAGACTAATCTCTTAGGGTCTTTGCCTTTCAGGTCGTCTTTGGTCTTGAAGTCTATAAATATGCCCCTTTTAGAATACAAATCAATCTTCCCCCCGTACCCCTCTTTTGCACAAAAAGCTTCTTCTGCTATCCATGTCTCTAAGGGGAAGTTATCGTCTAGCCAATCCATAATAGCTAGATAAGGCTCTGTTTTTACACCCGACACAAAGCCTTGCTCTATCTCATAATGAATCTCACTCCCTCTCTCTGCTGACTTAGTGCCTACTAATTTAGAATGCTCTCTGCACCTACTAACATATTCGTCTATGGTTTCATCCGATTCTATTTTTAAAACCATTGTTGATTTAATTGCTTCAGTTATCTTCCAACGCTCTAATGCCGGTTTAGCCGATACACCTATAATCCCTGTGACTGAAGGAACAAGTCCAAGCTTTCTAGCATCAGCTAGTGTAGTGTTCCTTTCTTTTCCGTTAGCACCTGTGATTGTATACATGGGTTCACCTTCTTTTGTATACCAATGCCCCGATTCTGAAGTGTGTTTATCTGTCACTTGTTCTCCTTTTTCTGTTTACCTAATACCTCGTCTACTGCTTCATCTACCATTTTTTCCATGCGGTCTAAAATCTCTACGCATTCCTTGAGTAGTCTTATCATTTCTTGACAATTAGCATCAGCTTCTTCGATAAGCTTATTTATGTCTTGTGCCATTTCTAACAAGCCTCCACTCTGAAAACTCTCAAGCCCTTGTCTTCAACAAAAGTTTTAACAGCAAAGTTCTCTTCATTCGTTGATTTATTAAGTGCTTGTATACAGCGATACACTTGCTGTCTTGATGAATCAGGGTCTAAAAATTTACTAGGTATAAGAAAGCTTTTGCCTACGTCTGTAGCTTCTAAAGTAGCCCTAATTTTTCCTTTAGGTCTTCCCCTAGTTTCTTCAGGCATAGGTACATCTTCTATTTTAAATATATCCATTCGTCCTCTAAGGTTTCTTTTTGCCATTGAGCACTAGATTTACAGGAGTAGTGAATATCTTTTATATCTTTAAAGTCTTCTCCACATACCCAACATACCAAGTAAGGTACTTCATCTTGTACTAAATTAGCCATTAATTTTGTTATCGTAAAAATCTATTCTTGAATTTTATTTCAGATAGGATTATATTGTCAACATAATAATTTTCGCATAAAGCGACATAATTATTTCAGGAGAGCAAAAAATTAAAAACGAAACTATTTCAAATGCCGAACACGAATTGCAACTAGCGGTGTTGACACAAGCTATTAGGGATTCTGTTTCTGTGGATTATAAAACTCAGAGAAGAGCGATTGATTGGTTTGTTTCAGATGATTTTACTGATTTTTGTGAAGAGATTGGTTTGGATGTGTATACTCTAAGAGAGTCTATGCTTTCATTGGTGACGACTCCTAGTGCTACATTAAAAAAGAATGCTGAAGACACTATATCAAGTCTAAGGGCTTCTTTTTGGCAAAAGAAAACCCGTTGAGGAAACGGGTTTTTGTTGGTGGGTTCTAGTATATAACTAGCTAGTTATAAACTAGATAGTATAAATATAGTATTAATATAGTAAGAGAGCAAGAAATGATTTCAACTAATTTAGAAAATGTCGTAAGACAAACAAACGTATCTGTGGATGAAGCTACAAGAATTAAATGTCCGGAGTGTTCGCATACAAGAAAAAAGAAAACCGAAAGAACAATGTCAGTAACTTTGAAAGACAATAAATATTTATACAACTGTTGGCATTGTGGAATATCAGGTAGTGTTGGCATGAACGAACCCACGATTTTCCCAGCAAAAAATAAATTGCCTCCTGTCATTCCGGATAATTGGGAAGAAAAGCTTGATAATAAAACACCGAAGGTTGTAAAGGATTTTGTTAGTAAGCGTGGTTTGAGTTGGGAGGTCTGTAATGATTTGGGAGTGACAAGTGCGACTAAAGGTTTCAATGGTTCAGGCATAGGACAAGCGATAGGCTTTCCATATAGGAAAGACGGAGAAGTGTATGCGGTAAAGTGGCGAAGTGTAGAGGGCAAAAGTTTTACTCAGGACGGTTCTGCTAATACTTTTTTTAACTTAGACAAAGCAAATATTGAAGGTTCAATAGTTATTTGCGAAGGTGAATTTGATGTGGTTGCTATGACCGAAGCCGGAGTGGACAACGCTGTGAGTGTGCCAAACGGAGCACCCATGAAGGTATCTAACAATCGTGTAGACCCGTCTGAAGATAAAAAGTTTGCCTATCTTTGGAACGCCCAAGAGATTCTGCATAACTGTAAAAAGGTTATTCTCGCCGTTGACAACGACTCTGCCGGTGATGTTTTGCGTGAAGAATTATCACGAAGAATAGGTAAAGCAAAGATATTTAACGTTGAATATCCGGACGGATGCAAGGACGCAAATGATGTTTTGCAACAGCATGGTGGTGAAAAATTAAAAGAGTTGGTAGAGAATGCGAAGGCTTGCCCGATTACAGGCTTGAATGATGCAAACTTCTATAATGAAAGATTAACGGACTTATACAAAGGAGGACAGTTCAGAGGTGTATCAACAGGATTTGAGTCGTTAGACAGGCTTTATACCATGTCTACGGGGATGTTAACGACAGTAACGGGAATACCTTCAAGCGGTAAGTCACAGTTCTGTTCTCAGCTAATGTTAAATACAGCAATCAACGAAGGTTGGAAATGGTGCGTATGTAGTTTTGAAAACCCCGTAGAAATATTGATAGCTACAATGGCGGAAATGTACGTAGGCAAAAGTTTTTTTGAAGGCGAAGATAGAATGAGCGAAGATGAAAGACGACAAGCTTTAGAATTTATAGACGAACATTTTGTATTTGTAGACCACATGGGAGGTGCTTCAACAGATATGACATCAATCATAGAGTTGGCACAGTCTAGTTGTTTACGCAAAGGCATCAGGGGATTACTGATAGACCCATTTAATTTTGTTTCGTTACCGAAAGGTGAAACAAGCGAAACTAATCAGATAAGCAAGATGCTTACAGAGTTACAGTTGTTCGCTAAGAGTTCTGACATTCACGTTCTGTTTTGTGCTCACCCGCATAAGATGTACCCCGATTCTTCAGGACAAACTCCGATTCCTACAGGACACCAAATATCAGGTAGTGCTTCATGGTTCGCAAAGACTGACCACGGACTGACCGTTGACAGAGCGGACGGGGACGGAGTTACAATAGTTAGTTGGAAATGTAGATTTAGATGGCTAGGTGAACAAGGAATGATTAAGTTGGGCTTTGACGAAAAAACGGGAAGATACCTAGAAAATTCTACTTTTGGGATGTATGATGTTATGCAAACAAATATTGAACATTCAATAGATGAAGAAGAGGAAGACGACAGTTGGCTCAATGAAATCTGATTTAGTAGATTTAGGAAGCCCTTACTTGCATAAGCATTTTCTTATGCGATTAGAAAGATTAGGGGAAGGGGAAAAATTATTAAGGTCTAGGGTTAGAAATCAAACTACTTTTGACTTGCTACACATTTTGGATTTGATTAATGACCACCAACATACCGCCGGCGAACATTTGCTAGACTTAGCTGTGAAAAGCGGATTCTTTTTAAATCCGACAAGTTATGAGGATGTGATACAAAAAAATCGCTCCCCTTCCTCGACTTCTAATTTTGCTTTGCGTTCTTTAAAAATATCAAGAATCACAAAACTCTTAGATGAAGAGTTAGGGGAGCAATCTAATTTTGTTTTTGATGTTGTAGTCTATAACAGAACAGTCAAGACTGAAGAACAGCTACAAGCTGTTAAGCGTGGTCTTGACTTGATACAGACTTACTTCGGTCTTTCGCAACGACAACCGGCTTCAATAATTCTGCAAGCTGTGAATCAGTCTGCTTAAGCATATTCATTATTTGACTAGAAAGGCTTCTGTCCTGTTGGTCTGCTTTATTTGTTAAATAGTCTTTGACCGGTTTTGAACATCTGATTGATATATATTCTTCTTTCAATGTATTTCTCCTGTAAAATTTAATTGGTCGTTTAATATTTCTGAAAGTATCTCCACGATACATTCTCCACTTATGTTTACACCATAACCTATATCCCATACATTTATGTCTAGGTTAGCGTTGAGCCATAAGTAAGCATCTTCTGTATGAGGACGGAGCACATATAAAGTATCACCACCCTCTAAAGTAAAGTCACTAATTGTTCACCTCCCTATCTACTTCTACTGAAAACCTTCCGATATGTTTTTTAACAATAGCAAGGCATCTATCTCTTTCCTCTTCATCAAACTTTTCATCACTTTCATTCCGAGTTTTACCTTGGTCTATAAGTGAACAAAGAGCATCACATAAATGATATTCAGTTAGAGAGTTGTATTCACAATTTAAGAGTTCAAAAGTTATTTTGTATTCTACTTGCATTATGCAATCTCCATGTTGGAGGGAATAAAAGCAACGGGTTTAATTTCATAACCCATATCTTTAATCACTTTTAAGTTATAGTTAGATAAAGTTTTTGTGCCGGTTAACTTGCAAAAGTTTCTTGCATTGTCGCATACCGGATAACATAAATCTCTACCATACGAATTTTTAAAACAAACTTCTATATTCACTTCTGCTCCTTAAGTTTTTTTCTAGCTTTCGCTGATTCTATTATTCTCTTCCACCCTTTAGGTTTTGGTTTTACATACTCTTCAGGCGGATTCTCTTGCCATTCTTTATAAGCTTTTTTCAAATCCATATTTATCTCCTATAAATCAATTCGTCTATGATAGCGTTCCATAAACCGATAGCACAAACACCGACACCGACACCGGAAGCAAACAAGATATACAAATCCAATAGTGAATTTTCAAAATGTAAGTACACAGTATAGGTATAACCTAAACCACCGAATGCAACAATTCCCATAGCTGTTGCCACTAATACAAATAAATTTAGCATTTATTTATCTCCTTTTATTAAATAATCTTTATCTATAACACCTAATTTTTTGTCCCCTCTAAAGTGAGGTTTAACAAAGACTGATTTACCACTAGGAAGCCTACGTAAATGCTTTCTAACAGCATGAAAACGTTTACCCCTAGCCGAACCATTACCGCCACCACTTGAGCCATTAGAGTACATATCTACCTCTAATACTTTGTGTTCCCATTTAGGTAATGAATACATAGAGGAAGCTTTGAATTTACCTAGCTTGTTGTAAGGGATAGGCTTCCGTCCCGAAACTGAATTAGTGTTTGCAAGACTAGGATAGCTTAGTAAAACTTGTAGCCACCTTATGTTGTTTACAATTACCCATGCTATGCCACTTAATCCGTCAGAATCATTTACAAAATACGGAGTAAAAAAGCTATCATCACTAAAACTGTACGTGGGAAGTTCTGTAGTATTACTCACAGGTAAAATCATAGGAGCCGGAACAACCGCAACTTCTTCGGGTTTTATATCAGCAACGAAAAAACAACTAACCGCTACAAATATAGTGTCGTCCGTATTTTTTAAAGGAACCCATTTTGTTCTGCCGAAAAAATTCTTTTTAGGTACTTTTACTTCTGATATATGTTCAGTAACTTCTGTTATCAAATAAGATGTAGTTAAACTTGCTTCATCATCCCTTACTTCTAAATAAACATTTTTAAAAGGCAAATACGTATTTATAGAAGTAGAAACAGTCTTAAAATCATCTTCTTCTATGCTTTTACAAACATTGTTATTAAATTTAAACTTAGCCGATTGTTGCACTCCTACAGATATATTTATCAATTCTTTTCTATATCTATTGTGTAGAGACTTACTGTGTCTAATATCAGATATTTCATTATGGTATTTTTGATTATCAATCATGCCTTTTGGTATACAAAACGTATCGTGAAACTTAGGAAAATCGTTATCCCATAAGGACGGAGCATGAATAATCTTTTGTAATAATTTATTATCTAATTGGTCTGTCATAGTTTTCCTCGAAGATAGGGGAAGATACTTCCCCTAATTTTAAATATTGAACGTTCAATACTTAGTGCGTTACAGACGATATATCTGCAACGACTAAGTAATAACGTCCTGCTAACCAGATTTTTTTCAGGTTATTTTGGAATTTGTATTAGTCTTCTTTTATATTCTTCTTGAGAAATTAAACCGGTATTAAGCAAGTATGCTAGGTTTTCCCCCGAATCAAGATATTCTATTTCTATTTCTTCTATTTTTTTGAGAAGGTCTTTTTTAAATTGAAATGCCTGTATGAATTTGAAGGTAAAGTGTAGTTCACCGTTATCATTCTTTTGTAGGTAATCTTCATTAAGATACAATTCATACTTGTCTATATGACCTTTGTTTATTAAATAAGTACCCTTTGCACCTTTAAAAGTTTCACCAACTTTAGTTAAGTTTTTCATAATTTTCCTTTGTTATTAGTTAATAGAGTGTCATGTCGGACGGTTTATAGTTTTGTGAGTTCACCGCCCGACACTATCTATTTCGGCTCAAAGAAGACTAGCCTTTGTGAATTGGGTCTGAAAAAAGTAACCCATAGCCTAAAAATAAACAGATGCTAAACAATACCAATATACTAGCCCCCATATTGTTTAGCTTTGTAAATGCCTGTCTGTTCATCAAGCACTAGGAGTTAGGGGCATCTATATTTATGCAACCTTGCCCCACTCAAGGTCGTAATTCTTAGCACAAGTAGCACCATAACCAACTGATATACTCCTAGCATCAGTTAGCCTTCTTGCACAAAAACTGCATCTACCGGTAAGCTTGCCATACTCTGAAGCGACACCCGAAGGGTCTTGACCTAATCTAATTAGTAAATCAGTTAAATCATCTTCTACTTTTTTACCGTCAGGATAAACAAACAATTCACCCTTCTCAGTTATCCTACCGTAATAGGGACTGCCATAACCGCCCCCTGTTAGCTGAAACTGTCCGGCATACTTCGACCTTTCAGTAGCTTTATAAATGCAAATATCGCTGTTATTTGGAAGCTTAAACCATAGTTTAGGGAAACCCTTTTTCCTGTTCAGGAAAGATACAACCCTACCCATAGTTCCTACCTGTTTTGAGTTCTTTAAAAAGTCAGGTTTACTAGCTTCCGGATTCTCTTGTCTAGCAATAATCTTATCAACACAAGCCCATTGTTTTTCTGATAAGTCACCCTTGCTTTTGAATTGTGAAACAACACTTGTTGCAAAGTCATAATTCCAACCGGACAAACAACCCTTTTGTATATAGTTTTTTAATTTATCAATTTTATTCATAGTTTTTTTTGTGTAGTCTCATCAACTACTATCATTAATTAAATATTGAACGTTCAATATTTATCTACCTAGTTCGTCACATATCCGCAACGACTAGGTAAATAAATATGGATGCCACAGGACGTGCACTAAACCCAACTTAGATTCCCTATGCGGTTATCATTGGAATCAAAGTACCATATTGGTCTATACCGCTATATCTAAGCGTGTGCTCGTCCTCTGCGTACGCTTCAGGAAGACACCATACAACCGGATAGTCAGGCTCAATAGGAGCACGACCTAACCCGTCTGTCATGTAGATAAGCATAGAAGGATTGATACCCTCCTCCTCTATCCAATCAGTAACAGAAGCGAAATGCGTACCGCCCCAAAACCTATGAGACATATCAAACTCGTCACCTCTTTTGTACTCTGTGACTCGCTCAACCGTATCAGTAAAATCTACAACGTAGATTGTATCGAACCCGACTTCCTCAAAGATTCTAGTAAGCCCACCTTTGAATAGTCTCAGATACTTGTCATCAACCGAACCGGAAGTATCAAGCCCAACAACAGCACACTTAATATCTGATTTATCATAGCTAGGCATATACATATCCTCTGCAATAAATCTTCTGTTAGGTCTGTTGTAAGTCTGCTCGTCCGATAAAGCATCTTGACATAGAGGTAAGAGAACATCATCCCACGCTACAGCACTAGCTGTCGCACCCTTCAACTCAGAACCAAAACCGCCACCGCCTTTGCCTTGCGACTTTGACCTCATTTCTGATTGAGCGTTAGAAACTTTTAAGTCTTCTAACTGCTCTCTAACCTCAGACTCACTAAGACTTGAACCGTCCTCGTTCTTTTGCTCCTCAAACTCTCCGGCTTGATTACCATAGTTATCATTAATCCAATCATCCAAAGAATCACCGGACTCACCCGACTCACCCGACTCACCCGACTCACCGGAATCATCATCACCCGAATCACCCGAATCACCCGAATCACCGGACTCACCGGACTCACCGGACTCACCGGACTCGTCAGACTCACCGCTACCGTCACCGCCGGACTCGCCTTCTTCTTGCTCATACTGCTCAAGAATAAGAGAGTATATCTCTTCAGCACTCAAGCCGTGATAAGCATCATCAAGTAATGCACCGTCCGGAAGAATGAACCCACCGTCTACAAGAATAGGATTGATAGCATAATCACAAGCCACGTTAAATAGCTTGTGATTCCTGTTACCTTTTCTTAGAGGATGCCCGTTGGTTACGTGCATAACTTCGTGAGCAAGAACACCGACATTGTGAGCCATGATGTTATCCTCTACAAACTCAGGATTGTATTTGATAACCTTCCCGTCTGTGCACATTGTCGAAATGCTAGAGTCTTCAATCAACTTAAGCTTCATAGCTGTATTGCCAAAGAAAGGATGTTTATCAATCAACCTTATCCTAGCCTGTGTCATTAACTGTTTAGCTGTTTTCATATTACACCGTCCAAGTTATTTAAAATATCAGAAGCCTTGTCTGAAGCTTCTACAAATTCATCAACCTTTGTAGAATCTTTTCTAAGCACATCTGCGTTATCAATAGAGGAAACTGCATCAGTAAGAATCTCACTCACCTCTGCAAGTTCCGGATTGTTGTTGAAGTTCCAAGCACTAAAAGTCACGATAGCATTCTTAACTTTGTCGAATGAATTATCTCTGAAAGTTTTATCATTCTTGAGACAGTCAGTTAAGTGTGTCAACAGAACACTAATGTTTCTCGTAGCTGTCTCAGTAGCAAGTTCAACATCAGACTTAGTTCTACTTTGAACCTCGACTACATCCGACTCTGAAACACCGTGTCTAGGGTCTACAACTTCAGATACGTAAGCTTGCTCCGGTAGTGACTCCGGAACATATCTGCATTCGTACTTACTAGCTATCTCTTCTTTTGTGGGATAGTCTTCAGCATCAAATAAGTCTTTCAACTCTGCCTTTGCACCTTCAACAATATCATCCCAAGAATCGACAACTTGTTTAACAAGCCTTTCTCTCTCGTCTTTGTACTCGTTGAATCTTGCCTTGAATGCACCCTCCAACTCTGTAGGCAAAAGATGTTTTCCCTTGTAGTCATAAGGCACACAAAAACCGGTGCACCCTTGACCGATAGAGTAGAAACAATGATTCCTAATCTTCTTGTCTACTGTCTCTATCCTTTTGAAAACACCCTCATTGAGAGCAACTAATTTCTTAGATGTACTCAACATCTTAGAATCAACACCGTACTCACTAGCGACAGCATCACGTAAAGCCTTGTCAACTTTACGTGGATTCCATTTCTTGATTATTGGGCTAACCAAGATAGCCTTTTCATTTAATAGCATAACTACTCCTAAATTAAATCTTCAAACTTAGTAACAAAGTCAACGTAGGTTTTAGTCTTCGTCAACTGTGGATTCCTAGTCACCGCATCTTTGACACAAAGAACCGCAAACTCATTACTCATTTCCTCTCTAGTCATGTAGGTAATGATTGCATCAAAGTTACTAGCATTCGCTCTAACAGCTAGTGCTCCGGTAAGTGCGTACAAAACAGAAGGGTCTTCTGAAACTTCGTAAGTCTCAGGATTTTTGATAATCTCTGAAACATCCGGAAGACTGTTAACCATTCCCATAAATGCACAAAACTCAACCGCAACAGAATCACCAACACAACCGCCGACAAGGGCAAGGTCTTGAAGGTTTTGCTTGTTAGCTTTACCAATATCCGAAACAGACTCCCACGCTCTAGGACTAGCCCATGCGACTGAATCCTTGTTGAAGTCAAATAGTAACTCCGGTCTGTATCTGATGAAGGCTACAATGTTTGGCTCAAAGTCTCCCTCCGATAATGCGTAGTGACAAAAATCATCAACATCAGCTTCTAGGTGTAAGTGTACGAACCTGTTAGCAAGTGCACCGTTAATCTTGTTAGCACCTACTCTGTCCGATACTCTGTTACCGGCGGCAAGAATGATTGTCGAATCAGGTAACCTGTACTCGCCTATCTGCCTGTCTCTTATCAACTGAAACAAAGCATTTTGAACACTAGGGCTACCATGCGGTAACTCGTCCAAAAACAAGATAGAAGTCTTGTCACCTTCCCGTGGTAAGAACACCGGAGGATTCCATTTAGTGATACCATTCTCAACACTAGGTACACCTCTCAGGTCTACAGGGTCTAACAAAGAAACTCTGACATCAATCAGATTGTAGTCTAGCTTCTCTGCTACCTTCGCTATAATCTCTGACTTACCGATACCGGAAGCCCCCCAAATAAACGTCGGTTTATTTAAACCAATCAACGTTTCTAACTTGCCTTTCAGTTCTGAAGGCTTGATATATGTTTGCATAATTGCTCTCCTATATTAAAACAAATATTGAACGTTCAATACACAAACGTCCAACAACTAGAAGGAACCCGAAAGGGCTAGACTATGAATCTATTTAATCCTTTTCGCTAGAGTCTCACTAGCACATCAGTAGTTTTATTGGAATGACTGCATCCAAGCAGTAACCACAAATTGCGATTCCTGTTTGTTCAAATCAAATTCATCTCTCAAGTAAACCGGTGCCCCATACATATTTGTTACACCGGTTGTTCTCAAGAAATTTAGATAACTGAAATAGGAATCCATGTCACCGTATAGGTGCTCAAACTCTGCTTCCATTACACCTCCTCTTCTTCGCTCATTTCAAAAATAACATCTCTGCAAGATTCACAGTATGTTCCTTCAGTTTTTACCGGTGCCTTACACCATACGCATTTTGCCATTGGTTACCCCCTGTTCCTGTCAATTATTTTCACACCACCAACCCTTGTAGATACAGCGTGTTGATAGGCTTCGATTCCTTCAATCATAGCCAACACTTGATAATAAACTTCAGACTTAGTACCAAGATGCGTAGCATCTGCCGAACCATATTTGCACATTCTCTCAATTTTGAATTTGCCATAAGCACCTTGCAAGTAACAATGACCCTCACATTGAATCATGTAACCGTCCGGACATCTTAAGATGTTACCTTGCCCGTCTTTCTCGTAAGCTTCAGGTACACCTAGCAACCCGTTTAATCTTTCTAATGCAAACTCGATATTTTTTTTAGTTATCGCCATATTGATTATCTCCTAAATAATTAATTTTAATTGAAGCACATTCGCTTCTTTGTAGGTGCCGGTTAAAACACCTACAAAGAAACGGACTCATTACAAGCCCGTCTTCTCTCTCGCTACCTTCGCAGTAACTTGCCCCTCGACTACTCAACCTATCAGTCATACTTCCGTCTGTTCGCTCCAAACCGTATCACGTCACACCGAACCGTGACTGCCAACACGTCACACCAAACCGTGACTGCCAACCGTGTTAGCTATTGTGTCTCTCTTCACATACTAAGATTTTCATACAACCGAATCAGCGTTTCGTCTGCTGACCCAAAATGTCCGACCCTTGTTTTACCTTCTCCGAATCTCTGAACCGTTAACTGTTCTTCTTTCATCTTCACTACCTAGTCTCGGTAGTATCAGGAACTTCGCATCACCAACTTTTACAAGGCTTCCGATTTGTACCTTGCTACCTCGTCTTCCGGACTCTAGGATTCCTTGCTCTTTGTGTCTCACGACAGAAGGCTTAGAAGCCTGTCAGTTAGGTAGTGAACCGGCACCCCGAAGGGTCGTTATGCCCCGAAGGGGCAATCAGTTCTCGCTGACAAAGAGAATATTAGCAAAACGTGTGACATTGTGCAACCCCTAATTACAAAAAATATTTTGTGAACGTTTGCTGACTGTTCGCACCGGTGTATTTCAAACTGTCCGTAGGACAGCTACAATTTCTTACATGAGCAAAGACAAGGTAAAAGAAATACATCCACTCACAGGCAAACAGGAAAGATTCATTGCGGAATTGCTAAAAGGCAATTCAGCAAGTGACGCATACAGGACTGCGTACAATGCCAAAGGAATGAAGGACTCAGCTATCCACGTTGAAGCCAGCAAACTAAAATCGAACCCTAAGATAGCCCAAAGGTTAAAGCAAGGATTCAAGAGAAAGGAGGAGTACGCACAGACTAGTGCACTCTCTCTTAGGCACCTCGTACTAGAACAGCTACAGAAGGAAGCATTGAATCCCACGAATAACGAATCAGCTAGAATCAGGGCACTTGAATTGCTAGGCAAGACTTCAGACGTAGGACTATTCATTGAGAGGATAGAGACAACCACGAAAGATAGGACACCGGAAGAAGTAGCCAATGAGATTGAGAGCAAGCTGGAAGAAATACTAACCCTCCCCTTGCCACATTCTGAATAGCACCGGCACAGCGAACAAATATTGAACGTTCAATAGTTAATTGCCACATTTCCACAGCGACTATTTCTGTATATCCAAGACCTCTACCTGTTCAAAATTTATACAGCACCTCTGAAATACTATCATATAAGCGTTTCAGAGCGACCCCCACCCTCCCGCACCCCCCTGTTTTATTTTTTTTGCGACAGGCTCACGTATACACTAATTTGCACATTCAATTTCATAATTTTTGATAGAGGTACCCCCCCCTTTGTTTTTTGTCCAGCTTGCATATATACTATTAATTTTCGTATAATGTATGGAAAACGTTCAAGGTACCGGAGAATAGGGGTATATATGTATAACAAAGATGAGATAAAGATAATAGCAGTAACCTTTATACTTATTTTGGCAGTAAGTTTGATGATATGACACCAAGACAATTATTAGTGCTAGAAGCGATAGAAGATTACTGGACGCAAAATCATTGTGGACCGTCATTAGAAGCCATAGCGAAACAAGTAGGGGTTAGTTCTAGGTCTACCATTCATGCTATTGTAAAACGCTTGCATGAGGATGGATGGATTACTATGCAACCTAAACGCTGGCGAACTATGATGTCTACTAGAAACTCTCCTTTGGAAAAGAAAGAAGCGGTGGTGGAAGAAAAACTAGAACCGGCTAAACCTAAAGTCATACATAAAACTGTCCCGCCCGAACAAAAGACGGACATAGAGGTAGAAAAAAAAATTTCGAGCGAGAACATGACCACCGAAGAAAAGAAGAAAGAGTGGCTGCGGGACATGGATGCTTTCAAAGACCGTATAAATAAATTACAAGAAAACACTTGACGAACATGAGAAGGCAGTTATTATGTGTAAAATCTTGGGCGACTTCGCTCAATGTTTACCCCATAGCCCTCACAACATCCTCAAAATATGATTGCTCTCCTAGTAGTCGTAGAAATCTATAAACGTTGCGGGGGCTAACTTGGCTAATCCTTACTTAGATAAAATTAAACAACTACCTGTTAGTGAGCAGAATAAATTTCTATCTCTGTTAGAAGAATACGAACAAGCTAAGAACAGACAAGAGTGCGGTGAGAACTTCTTACCCTTTGTCAAACATATATGGTCTGCCTTTATTGAAGGGTATCATCATACGAAGATGGCTGATGCGTTTGACCGTGTAGCTAGGGGTGAACTAAAACGGCTAATTATTAATATGCCGCCTAGACATACAAAATCGGAGTTTGCGTCCTATTTACTACCGGCTTGGTATCTAGGTAAGTACCCTGAGAAGAAAATCATTCAGATTGCACATACGGCGGAATTAGCGGTAGGCTTTGGTCGTAAGGTAAGAAACTTAGTTGGCTCTGAAGATTTTAAAGATGTATTTCCTAACGTAGCTTTACAATCTGACTCCAAGGCTGCGGGACGTTGGAATACAAACAAAGGCGGTGAATACTTTGCGATAGGTGTTGGCGGTGCTGTTACTGGTAAAGGTGCGGATGTTTTAATTATAGACGACCCGCATTCTGAACAAGAAGGACAGAGTGGAGACCCCTCTGTATTTGATAGAGTATACGAATACTATACATCAGGACCAAGACAGCGTTTACAACCCGGCGGGTCAATCGTTATTGTTATGACACGTTGGCACAAAAGAGACTTGACCGGTCAAATACTAAAGGCACAGGAAAGTAGAGCCGGTGTAGATGATTGGGAAGTTATAGAGTTTCCAGCTATATTGCCTTCCGGTAAAAGCCTATGGCAAGAGTTTTGGGACATAAAAGAATTAGAAAAACTACGAGCAGAACTACCGGTATCTAAATGGTCTGCTCAATATCAACAAGACCCTACTTCAGAAGAGGGTGCTATTGTTAAAAGAGAGTGGTGGAAGAATTGGGAATACAACCAACCTCCACAATGCGAATTTATAATACAATCTTGGGACACGGCTTTTCTTAAGACTCAACGTGCAGACTATTCAGCTTGCACTACATGGGGAGTCTTTTATAACGAGAGTGAAGGAACCGGAGTTGTAGAACCTCATATAATATTATTAGATGCTTTCAAAGACAGGATGGAGTTTCCTGAACTAAAGAAGAAAGCATTTGAACATTGGAAAGAGTGGCAACCTGACGCATTTATAGTAGAGGGTAAAGCTGCTGGTATGCCGTTAATCTTTGAACTAAGACAGATGGGTATACCGGTGTCTGAGTACACACCAAGTAGAGGTAATGACAAGATTGCAAGAGTTAACGCTGTAGCTGATTTGTTTGCATCAGGTATAGTATGGGCACCAGAGAAGAGATTCTCTGAGGAAGTCATAGAAGAATTCGCTGCTTTTCCTAGCGGAGAGCACGATGACTTGGTGGATTCCTCAACACAAGCGTTGTTGAGATTCCGTCAAGGTGGATTTGTACCATTATATTCTGACGAAGAAGAGGAAGAGTTTGTTGGTACAAGAGCAGAATATTATTAAAAGGAGCAAGTATGAGTTTTTGGGCAAAATTATCTTCTTTCTTTACAGGAAAGACAGTTGAAAAAACAGAGCAAGTAGCTGCATTTGAAAAAGCAATTAAAGAAAGCAAAGAAGCTGTTGAATCTGTAGAAATAGTAGAACCCGCAAGAGCAAGAACTGAACAGGGCAGATTTATAGCTGATGATAAATCAACTGAAGATGTCAATGAAGCTTGGGTAGGCGGAGTAGCACCTAAGAAAAAAAAGAAACCCAAAGTTGTTAAAAAAAAATCTAGGTAAATAAATGGCAGAAAAACCGTTAAAGACACCTGAAGCTATAGTGGAGAGTAGTCCATTAGAAATTTTGGTCACTAATCCTGAAGAGGTAGCTATAGAAACAGAGGATGGAGGTCTGCTAATAGACTTTGACCCTGATGCTGTGGACTTTACAGATGATTTTAACGACAACCTTGCTGAATTTATGGATGATTCTAGCTTAGATGAACTTGCATCTGAGTTAGTTTCTAACTATTTAAGTGATAAAGAGTCCAGAGCAGATTGGGAAGAGACTTATATTAAGGGTTTAGACCAATTAGGGCTTAAAATTGAAGACAGAACGACACCTTGGGACGGTGCGTGTGGTGTTTTCCACCCATTATTGACAGAAGCAGTAGTTAGATTTCAGGCTCAAGCCATAACTGAGGTGTTCCCGCCCAAAGGACCGGTAAGAACACAGGTCGTTGGCACTATAACTAGAGAAAAAGAACAACAAGCAGCCCGTGTAAAAGACTATTTGAACTATCTTTTGACGGATAAAATGACTGAATACCGTACAGAGACAGAAAAATTACTATTTAATCTGCCTTTAGCGGGTTCTGCTTTCAGAAAAGTGTACTTTGACCCTAGCATGAATAGACCATGCTCTATGTTTGTACCTGCTGAAGACTTTGTAGTGAGTTATGGTGCTGCTGACCTAACAACTTGCGAACGTGCTACGCACATTATGAAGAAAACTCCTAACGAAGTTAGGAAATTACAGGTAAATGGCTTCTACAGGAACATAGAATTAGCTACACCTTCAGAAGATTTAAGTGACATACAGGAAAAATATAATAAATTAACCGGTGACAGCACCAGTTATGACTATGACAATAGACATACTTTGTTAGAAATGATGGTTGACCTCGATTTAGAGGAATTTCCTGATTTAAAAGACGGTATGCCTACTGGAATAGCACTACCTTACATAGTTACGATTGATTTCTCGTCTCGAAAAATCCTTTCTATAAGGAGAAATTGGTATGAACAAGATGAACAGAAAATGTCTCGACAACATTTTGTTCATTACCAATATTTACCGGGATTAGGGTTCTATGGTTTTGGTTTAATACACTTAATCGGTGGAATTGCAAAGTCTGCAACAAGCTTACTAAGACAATTAGTAGATGCGGGCACACTTTCTAACCTTCCGGGTGGTTTAAAGTCCAGAGGACTGCGAATTAAAGGCGATGACACGCCAATTATGCCGGGTGAGTTCAGAGATGTGGACGTTCCGGGCGGTGCAATACGAGATAATATAACTTTTTTACCATATAAAGAGCCTTCAGGCGTTTTATATCAATTATTAGACAATTTAGTAGAAGAAGGACGTAGATTTGCGTCTGTAGCTGATATGAAAGTGGCTGATATGAACAATCAAGCCCCTGTCGGGACAACTTTAGCCATTTTAGAGCGTTCTATGAAGGTTATGGGGTCAGTTCAAGCTAGAATTCATGCTTCTATGAAGAAAGAATTGAATATTCTTTCAGGAATTATAAGAGATTTTGGTCCAACTGAATATCCATACGAAACAGAGGGTCAAGAATTGCTTCCTAGCGATTTTGACGATGAAGTTGACGTGATACCGGTATCTGACCCTAATGCTTCTACAACAGCACAAAGGATTATGCAGTATCAAGCTGCTTTACAGCTTGCTCAACAGTCACCTCAGATGTATAACATGGCAGAATTGCATAGGCAGATGCTTGAGACTTTAGGTATACGTGAACCGGAAAGCATAGTACCACTAGAAGAAGATATAGAGCCTACTAATCCTGTATCTGAGAACATGAATATACTGAACGAAAAGCCTGTAAAAGCTTTCATGTATCAAGACCACGAAGCACATATAGCTACTCATATGGCTATGGCTGATGACCCGAAAATAAGAAAGATGATTGGTCAAAGCAAAAATGCTAATGCTATATTAGGAGCATTTACAGAGCACGTAACAGAACATATTGCTTTCCAATACAGAAAAGAAATAGAAGAACAACTCGGTGTGCCACTTCCACCACCCGATGAGCCACTACCAGAAGACATCGAATTACGATTGTCTCAGTTAGTATCTGAAGCGGCACAGCGAGTCCTACACAAAGATATTGCTGAAGAAAGACAGAAATCAATACAAGAAAAACTTAAAGACCCTGTTATTCAGCAACGTGACCGTGAACTGGATATTAGAGAAGCACAAGTTAAAGCTAAAATGCAAACAGATGCTCAGAAGATTATTGCAGACTTGCAAAAATCTACAATTACTGCTGGTACTGAACTAGAACGATTAGCTTCACAAGAAAGAATAACAAGTGCTAATATAGCTGCAAGGCTTGCTACGGATGAAGCAGAGATAAGCAGCAAGGAGAAGATAGAAGGTGCAAAAATTGGTGAAAAGATTGCATCTGATGTTTTAAACAAAGATAAATGAGCAGCGAAATAATAATAGATAACTTCCCTGATGCGTTACGCAAAATGATTAGGGAACGAATGAACGACCACACAGACGTTATGGCTGGTGGTGCGTGTAAAGATTTTTCAGACTATAGGTATATGGCAGGTATAGTAGCCGGACTAGCTTTAGCAGAAAGAGATTTGCTTGACCTAATAGAGAGAGCAGAAGATACATCATAACGATGCAAAGGTCGCAGGTCCTAAACCTGTGCAATTAAAATAAAATATGGAAGCAGCAAAAGAAATAAAAGGTTCTGAAACTGAAGTTAAAAAGGAACCTACAGCGAAACAATTACCAGAACCCTCTGGTTATCGAATATTAATAGCATTACCTGAAGCAGAAGAGAAAACAGAAGGGGGCATTATAAAAGCCTCATCTTACGTTGAAAGAGAATCTGTAGGCTCAATATGTGGATTTGTAATGAAATTAGGTCCTGATGCCTACCAAGATAAGCAACGTTTTCCAAACGGTGCATATTGTAAGGAAGGTGATTGGATAATAATGCGTTCTTATTCCGGAACTAGATTTTTAGTACACGGCAAAGAATTTAGATTAATAAACGATGACAGCGTTGAAGCCGTTGTTGAAGACCCAAGAGGAGTGGTTAAAGCATGAGTACAAACGAAGAGTTTGCAGAAGAGCAATTTGAAGCAGTTGAACCAGTAGAAGATATAGTAGAAGAAAGCCCTCATTCGCAAGAAGAGAAGTTTTTAGGGATTAAAAATACTGTAGTATCTGATGATTCTGCTGAAGATTTTGACGTAGAAATTATAGACGACAGACCGGAGGATGACAGAAAAACACCTCGTTCTGACGAACAAAAACAAGCTGACCAAGCTGAGATAGAACAAGAAATTGACGGCATTGATGAGCGAGTTAAAAAACGTATTAATAAATTAAAATACGAATTTCACGAAGAAAGACGTGCAAAAGAAGCCGCAGAAAAACTAAGAGAAGAATCTGTTAGCTTTGCGAAACAACAAGCAGAAGAAAACAGAAGATTGTCTGCATTAGTACAACGTGGTGAAAGTGCCTTGATGCAACAAGTAAAAGCAAAGGCAGAAGCACAACTAGAACAGGCTAAACGCAATCACATGGCGGCACATGAGTCAGGTGATACGGAACAAATAACTAATGCAACTAACGATATGTTAAAGGCTCAATCAGAGTTAAAAGTTGCAGAAGACCACTTAGCTGTTGAACAAGCAAGAGCACAACAGGCACCACAACAGCCTGTTGGACAACAACAACCTATACCGCAACAACCGCCAACAATAGACCCAAAGGCGGTGGCTTGGTTGAGAAACAATTCGTGGTTCGGGTCAGATGACCAAAAGGAAATGACTGCTTTGGCTTATGGTATACATGAAACCTTAGTTAGAAAGGAAGGTATATCGCCACAGTCAGATAAGTATTATGAGGAAGTGGATAAGCGTATGCGACTCCGTTTCCCTGATTATTTCGGGGTGGAAACACCTGAAGAAAGCAACGAAGTTGCTGAAACTGCGACACCCAGAAATACACAATCGGTAGTAGCACCATCTAATCGCAATAATGGTAGCAAACCCCGCAAAGTGCAGTTAACTTCAACTCAAGTCGCTCTCGCAAAGCGTCTTGGGATTAGTCCAGAAAGATATGCTAAAGAACTCATTAAGGAGAAAATTTAATGTCTGATATATATGAAAACGACACAGATGAATCTACAGAAGAGTCTGTAGTCGATAAGCGTGCACCTAGAGATGTAGATGAAAGAAAAGACGATACTCGTCCAAATGATGCTTTTATTCCTCAATCACTTTTGCCAATACCTGAACCGCAAGACGGTTGGGTTTTTAGATGGATTAGAACTTCTATATTAGGGGAGTCCGACAACATAAACGTTTCAACACGTTTTCGTGAAGGTTGGGAACCTGTAATGGCTGAAGAACATCCTGAATTAAAAATTCAATCTGACTATGGTTCACAGTTTGCGGCTAAAGGTAACATTGAAATAGGCGGTTTGCTTTTATGTAAAGCCCCTGAAAAAACAATGCAACAGAGGTCGAAATACTATGAGGATATGGCACAGCAACAAATGGAAGGTGTTGATAGAAATTATCTACGAGAAAATGACCCTCGTATGCCTTTACTAAGACCAGAAAGAACTACGAAGGTTAAATTTGGTGGCAACAATTAAGTAATTAATTGTGCTTTATTTAATTTAATCGGAGAAAAATTTATGTCTTCAACGGCAACTCCTATGGGTGCAGAACCTATTGGTACTCTGAGTGCAAGCGGTTCCTTTACAGGAAAAGTTAGACACTTAAAGATAGCCAGTAATTATGGCACCGCTATATTCTACGGTGATTTCGTAAAAACAGTCGCTGCTGGAACTATAGAAAAAGATACAGGAACAACTACTTTGACACCTACAGGTGTTTTTATGGGTTGTTCTTATACTGACCCGACTACAAATCAACCTACATATTCGCAGTTTTATCCAGCTTCTACGGTTGCTAGTGATATAAAAGCCTATGTGTTAGATGACCCCAATGTATTGATGAAAATGCAAGGGGACGATTCTTTGGCTCAAACAGCTATAGGTAATAATGTAGCGATTGTTCAGACCGCAGGTTCAACGAGCATTGGACGTAGTAAAAACGCTGTCGATAGTTCAACTATTGCCGCTACTACTGCTACGCTTCCACTTAGAATCATCGACTTTGTTGATGGTCCTGATAGCTCAGTTGGTGATTCTTTCACAGATGTTATCGTTAAATTCAACGCAGGGCATCAATATGACAACACCACAGGTGTTTAAAGGGAGTATATAAATGGCTATATCAAGAGCACAAATGCTCAAAGAGTTACTTCCGGGATTGAATGCACTCTTTGGCGATGAATACACGTCTTATGACGATGAGCACGCAGCTATCTATGAAACTGAAAACTCTGACCGTTCTTTCGAGGAAGAGGTGAAGTTAAGTGGATTTGATGCTGCTCCTGTTAAGAATGAAGGTTCTGCAATCAGTTATGATTCAGCACAAGAAACTTACACAGCACGTTATAATCACGAAACTATAGCGATGGGCTTTAGTATTACAGAAGAAGCGATGGAAGATAATCTTTATGATTCGCTTTCTGCTAGATATACAAAAGCACTAGCTAGGGCTATGTCTTACACTAAACAGGTAAAAGCTGTAAATCCATTGAACAATGGTTTTACAAACTCTTTCCAATCTGGTGACGGAGTAAATTTATTTACTGCATCAGGTGACGGAGTTACTGGTGGTGACGGACACCCCTTGGTTGACGGCGGTAAAAATAATAACCGTCCTGTCACAGCAACTGACCTTAACGAAACCTCATTAGAAAATGCAGTAATAGATATTGCTGGATATAAAGATGAGCGTGGACTTTTGGTTGCTGCTAAACCAAGACGTTTGATTATTCCATCAGCGTTACAATTTACTGCTACAAGACTCTTAGAGACTGAAGGCAGAGTTGGAACTTCTGACAATGACATCAACGCACTTAGAAATAATGGAGCAATACCAGAAGGATATTTTGTTAATCACTATTTAACAGATTCCAATGCTTTCTTCATTATTACTGATGTTCCTAATGGAATGAAACACTTCCAAAGAACAGCTTTAGAAACTTCTATGGATGGTGACTTTGACACCGGAAATGTTCGTTATAAAGCGAGAGAGCGTTACTCATTTGGAGTAAGTGACTACATGGGAATCTACGGTTCACCGGGTAGTAGCTAAGAATAAATGGGCGATAGTTAATTCTATCGCCCTTTTTTTCGTTTTAAATCTAGGGTTTTATTTAATCTATCGACTGACCTAGCAGACTCGCCAAGACGATAGAGTATTAAGGAGACTTAATTATGGCAAAATCAACTTTTTCAGGACCGGTTAGGTCACTAGCTGGTTTCATTTCAGCAGGTAATGCAACCGTAGTTAGCTTAACAGCAGACACTACACTTACAGTAGCAGCACACTCAGGTAAGATTCTTACTTGTAATGATGCTGATGGTAAATTTACTTTACCAAGTATTGTTGCAACTGCTCCGGGTAGGGATGATGACCCTAATCAAACTAACAACTTGGGTGCTTCTTTTACTTTTGTAATAGAAACAGCAGCTACAGACTTAGATATTAAAACTGACGGCACAGATAAGTTCGTTGGTGGATTATATATGGGTAAAAGCGATGCAGCAGGTAAAACATTCTTCTCAGGTGCTAGTAATGATGTTATAACTTTAAATGGTACTACTAAAGGCGGAATAGCTGGAACAATCATTAGAGTTACAGCAATAGCTTCAGCTAAGTATGCAGTAGAGGGTATTAACCTTGCTTCAGGAACTGTAGTAACTCCATTTGCTGACGCTTAAGGAGGTCTATAATGGCTGATGCAGTAACATCGCAGACCATAGAAGACGGTGGCAAGAATTTAATTGTAAAGATAACTAATATTAGTGACGGAACAGGTGAATCTGCCGTTGCTAAAATTGATGTATCTGCTTTAAATTCAAATCCAACAACAGGTGCGGCTTGTAGCCGTGTCTCAATTCAACGTATTTGGTTTAGTAATATAGGCATGGGATTTAAATTATTTTGGAAAGCAAGTTCCAATCAATTTATATTTGAAGCACCTGCTGACTTTTCAGATACGTGGGATTTTTCTATGGGTAACGAAGGTAAATCAGGAATACCAAATAATGCAGGAACCGGAGTCAATGGTGACTTATTGTTAACTACAGTAAATCATACAGACGGCGATACCTATAGTGCTATTATTTGGGCACATAAACACTATTAACGGAGAAAAGTATGAAACGTACTAAAGGCAAAGCTATGTATAAAAACGGTAAGACCGTAAACGGTAAGACCGTTAAAGGCAAAGCTATGATGAAAAAAATGGCTGGTGGTAGAAACACTAAAGGTAAATCCAAAATGAAAGGACCAATGATGTATCAAGATTTGGTTAAGAAAAAATTTGGTGGCAGAGTGTAAATGGCAACTAGCGGTTCAGCTACATTCAATCCAGACTTTACAGAACTAGCAGAAGAAGCCTTTGATTTGGCAGGAGTAGAGATGCGTTCTGGTTATCATTTAAGGAGTGCTAGACGCTCCTTAAATACCATGTTTCTTGAGTGGGCTAATCGTGGTATAAATTTATGGAAAGTGGAAAGCGGTACACAAGCTTTAACAGCAGGTACTGCAACGTATACGTTACCGTCTGATACTATAGACTTAATAGAACATTCTATTAGAACTAATTCAGGCAACGTTGATACGCAAAGTGATACACGATTAAATCGTATATCTGTTTCTACTTACTCTGCTATACCAAATAAACTTTCAAAAGGACTACCTATACAGATATATATAGATAGACAACAAGCAGCACCTGTAGTTAATTTATATCCTGTACCGGATGACGTTGAAACATATACGTTGTTTTATTACAGAATAGCTAGAATAGAAGATGTAGGCAGTCCTGCATCTAATACTTTAGATTTACCTGCTAGGTTTTTGCCTTGTGCAACTGCTGGACTAGCTTACTATTTATCTGTAAAACATTCAGACCAAGCAGAAAGAGTTTTAGCTTTGAAAGCTATGTATGATGAACAATGGCAACTTGCTTCCTCAGAAGATAGAGAAAAAGCTGCTGTAAGATTCGTACCCTTTGTAAGTAGAAATTAATGGGTAATTTTGCTTCCGGTAAAAAATCTATAGCATTTTGTGACAGGTGTGGGTTTGAATATCCATATACAGATTTAGTTTTTGAAATTTATAATCAAAAAAGAACTGGCTATAAAGTTTGTAGTGAGTGTTTGGATGTAGACCAACCACAGCTACAACTAGGCAAATATTCTAGCGATGACCCTCAAGCTTTGTTAGACCCAAGACCAGATAGGGGTCTAGCAGCTAGTAGAAGGTTTTCTGCTTTTAATCCTATAGGTGGTGGTATTACAGAATTAGGTTCATCCACTTTAGGTTTAGATATGTTTGGTAAAGTAGGTAAGCTTACAGTAACAACGAGTTAACTATGACATACGCACAATTAAAATCAGCAATACAGAATTATCTACAAAACTCAGAAACAAATTTTGTTAATGACTTACCTACGATAATAAAACAAGCTGAAGAAAGAATTTTAAAAATGGTACGTCTACCTGTATTCAGGAAAGCCGTACGAGGTACACTAACAGATGGAAATCCGTATTTGGCTACGCCTAGTGATTTTTTAGATACTTTTGATATAACTATTATTAGTTCTAATTCTCATAGTAATTTGCTTAGAACAGATGTTACTTTTATAAGAGAGGCATATCCTAATCCAACAGTAAAAGGAACTCCGAAACATTATTCGTTATTTGACGAAAATACATACATTATAGGTCCTACACCAGATGCTGACTATACATCTGAACTGCATTATTTTTATAGACCCACTTCCATAACAGCAGGTTCTGATAGTGATTCAACTTGGTTGTCTACTAACGCATCAAACGCTTTGCTATATGGGTCTTTAGTAGAAGCATATACGTATATGAAAGGTGAGCCTGACTTGATGAATTTATATAACGATAGATACGAAAAGGCACTAGCTAGATTAAAAGTTTTAGCAGAGGGAAGAAACACAACAGACACATATAAAGATAGCACTTTACAAATACCTGTGTCATAAAACATTAAGGAGCAGATAATGTTAAAGAAACCAATAAAAGACCTAAAGGGCAAACATATAGCAATAGTTGCTATGGGTGAAAGTCAATTAGATTTTCATATAGCTACAGCACATAGTAAACAATACGATGAAGTTTGGGCTATAAATGCGATGGCAGGGGTTATACCTAATCCTGATAGGATTTTTGCTATGGACCCCATGACAAGATTTTTTGATTCTGATGACGCTGGTAATCAAACTGAATTAATGCGAAGAGTTTTGCCTAAAGCAACTTGTCCTATATATTCAGTAGAATTAGATGAAAGAGTGCCTAATATTGAGTTATATCCTATAGAAGCAATCGTTAGAGATACAGAGTGCGGATATTTAAACAATACAGTAGCTTATGCTATAGCTTTTGCTTATTGGAATAAAGTTGGCTCTGTAGCTATGTATGGTGCTGATTTTACTTATAAAAAGCTAGTTTACTTTGCAGAAATGGGTAGAGCCTGTTGTGAGTTTTGGTTAGCTAAATGTATGGAACAAAAAATAGATGTTTCTATAGCACTTAGGTCTAACTTACTAGATGCAAACGTAGAGATTAAAGACAAACTTTATGGTTATCATAGACTACAAGACCCCATAGTAAGTTATGTAGAAGATAATAAAATGAAGGTTTGTAGGTATTCTGAAGTCATAAAACAACAAATGGTGCCTTACGGCATATCAGGAAGAGAAGACCCACAGACAGAATTTAACGACATAGTAGAACCAAATAAACCATAATGCAGACAGACAAATTTGAATTATCAATAGGCAACGTAGGAGTAACAACAACTCAAAATAGAGGACATACTGTTGAGGAGTTGGCTGAAATGGCTACTAATAAACTTATTTCTATAAGTGATGACGTTGACCCTATGGTAAAAGCACAAGCACACGCATTTAGAGATAGATGCAAATGGGTCATTCAATATTATGTAAATCAGGGTATTCAAAATCATGTTTGCACAATATGTAATGAGTTAGAAAAACAAGGTCATAAAGACCTAGCAAATATAATAAGGAGGCTATAATGGCTATTACACAAGCGATGTGTACTTCTTTCAAGAAAGAACTTTTGGAAGGCGTGCACAATTTTAAAAACTCAGGTGGGAGCACATTTAGGCTTGCACTTTATACAAGTTCGGCAACTATGAGTGCTGCAACTACCGCATATACAACAAGTAACGAAGCTAGTGGTACAAACTATACTGCTAAAGGTAATACGTTAACCCGTGTTGACCCTTCTACTTCAGGTACAACAGCGTTTACAGACTTTGCTGATTTAACTTTTGGAACAGCAACTGTTACAGCAAGAGGTTGTATGATTTACAACGACTCAGCAACAGGTGACCCAGCAGTAGCAGTTTTTGATTTTGGAGCAGATAAAACATCAACAGCAGGTTCATTTACAATTACTTTTCCAACAGCAGACGCAAGTAACGCAGTTATTAGAATAGCGTAATATGTCTGTTGGATGGGGTCGGTCCACTTGGGGTTCAGGTCCTTGGGGTCAACCTGCAATAGTCAATGTTTCTGTAAACCTTACAGGTGTTGCAGCAACTTCTGCATTAGGCACAGAAACAGTTAGTTGTAATGCAAACATTACAGAAACAGGTGTTACTTGTACTGGTGCTGTTAGTTCTTTAACAGTAACCGGTGTAGCAAACGTTACAGAAACAGGAGTAACATCAACAGGAGCGGTAGGTTCTTTAGTTGCAACAGGTAATGCAAACGTAGCAGAAACAGGAGTTTCAGCTACAACAGCTATAAATAGTTTAACGGTTACAGGAATTTGTAACTTAAGTTTAACAGGATTAGCTGGAACAACAGCATTAGGAAATGAATCTGTATCAGGTGATGCTAATGTAACTGAAACAGGAATAGCTGGTACTGGTGCGGTAGGGACATTATTAGCTGCTGGTGTAGCTATAACAGGAGTTTCAGGTACTGCTTCGACAATAGCAGTAGGTGATGAGACTGTAACAGGCGATGCTAATATGTCTGTTACTAATGTTGTAGGAACAACAGCAATAGGAACTTTAAGTTTAGTTACAGATAATATAATCTCTGTAACTGGTTTTTTAGTAACAGGTTCAGTTGGAAGTTTAACAGTAGCAGGAACTGCTGTAATTCAACCAACTGGTGTATTAACAACAGGTAATACAGGTAAATTATTAGTTTGGGATGAAGTTATTCCCGGACAAACTCCTAATTGGCTAAGTGTAGATGAATCACAAACACCAAATTGGGAAGAAGTAGCTTAATGGAGAAAATAAATGGCAAGTACATACGTCAATGATTTAAGACTCAATGAAATGGCAACAGGTGATGCGTCAGGAACTTGGGGCGATGTGACGAATACAAATTTGGAGTTGATAGCTGAAGCCTTCAGTTACGGCACAGAAGCAATTACAACAAACGCTGATACGCATACAACTACCATAGCAGATGGTGCTACAGACCCCGGTAGGTCAATATTTTTAAAGTATACAGGAACATTAGATTCAGCTTGTACTATAACTATTGGTCCTAACACAGTATCTAAACTTTGGTTTATTGAAAACGCAACAAGTGGTTCGCAAAACATAATTATAAGTCAGGGTTCAGGTGCAAATGTAACCATACCTGCTGGCGATACTAAGATTGTTTATTCTGATGGTGCTGGTTCTGGTGCTGCTATTGTAGATGCTCTAGCTAGTATTTCTGCTGTAGATTTAAAAGTACAAGACGACTTAACAGT